GCGCCGTCCGGGGCCGCGCAGACCCCCCCCGGGGGGGTTGCTGGGGGGGTGTTTCCGCAGGTCAGAGGCTTGCGGGCGGGTCGGCGTTTGCGCAGGTCGGGGCACATTTTGGGCCGCCAGCTAACTTTCGGCCCGCGTTCGATCAGGTGTTCGATCTCGGGCCTGCATTCGATCAGGTGTTCGACCCGTGCGCCTCGGCGCGGGACTTGGGCGCGTGGCACGCTTTGCATAGGGTGCGCAGGTTGTCAAGTGTGTCTGCGCCGCCGCGTGATCGGGGTTGTATGTGGTCGGCGTGGAGTTCGCCGGTGTTGGGTTGTGCTTGGCGGCCGCATTGTTGGCAGGTCCAGTTGTCGCGGCGGAATGTGGCTTGTTGCAGGCGGTGTGGGACTTTGCGTCCTTGGTGGTTGCCCCAACGGTGTGTGGTGTGTTGGGGGCATGTGCCGGTTGTGGTGAGTGTGGTGCAGCTTGGGTGTCGGCAGACTTTGGGTGCTCGTGGCATCAGATTGGTTGGGTGTCAGTGGTCCAGGTGTCTCGTCCGCCGTGTTGCCATGCGACGCGTCCTGGTGGTCGTGGTTGGTTGTCGTTTCTGGTTGCGATGACTGGTGGTGTGTCTGCGTGGTCGACGAGGCTGGGCCAGGTGTAGGCGATGGTGTGTCCGGCTCGGCGTGCCCATGCGGTGATTGCTTCGTCGATGGGTTTGCCGTTGGGCAGGTTGTTGAGCATGTGGGGTACGAGGTCGGTGTGTATGGCTGTGCCGACTGCGTGGAGTAGGCGCCGGCAGGTGAGCCAGTGGGCTGTGGTGTCGGCGGCTTTGGCGATGCGTTGTTGGTATTCGCGTGGCCGTTCGCGTCCGAGGTAGAGGGAGACTACTGGGGTGGGTGCCGCTGTTAGTGCGGCGTGGAGCTGGTCGCGGAAGTTGTTGCACGGTATTGCATCGTCTTCGAGTACTACGAGCCAGTCTGTGTTGAACTTGGTGAGGTGTTGCCACACTTTGCGGTGGTTGCTTTCGCATCCGAGTGCGCCGTTGTCGATGTTCATGTATGCGGCGCCTACGGTTTCCATGAGTTGGTGGGCTTGTTCGGCGCGTGTGGTGTGAGCGACGATGCCGATGGTGTGGTTCATCGTGGCCTTATGCGTGTGGTTTTCACGGCGACGGTGATGTGTGGTGCGAGTCGTGGTGTGATGCTGCCGTAGTCGTATTCGGGGTCGATGACGATGGAGCATCTGACCCAGCCTCCGGCTTGGATTTTCTCGACGGTGCCTTCGTGTTCGAGTCCGTCGAAGTCAACCCATACGTCGTCGCCGGGTTTCAGGTTCTGGTCCATGTTTATTTGTGCCTCCACCAGCTCCACGGGTTGCGTTCGTTGGCTTTGAATATGGTGGCGACGCGCGGCCCGTAGACGAGACGGTCTGCGTGTTTGGTGTAGGCAACATAGTTGAGTGTGGCCATGTCACCGATGATGGTGCCTTTGGTGTCTTCTTTGTGCCAGATGCGTCGTTGTTGGTCTTCGTGGTCGGCGATCATGTCGTGAGTGAATGTCAAGACGGTTTCACGGTCACCTCCGACGATCCCCGCGTTCAATAGGGTGTGGTCGGCGTGAGTGTCGATGAATGTTTGCAGGTGGGTGGCTTTGTGGTTGTCGCGCATCCAGTCAATCCCCACGACGGCGGGTTCGTGGCCGACGTATAGTTTCCCGGTTTCCATGTGTTTCCAGGGTGCGTTGAGCATTTCGACGTCGGTGCCGTCTACGCACCACACCCATTGGACGTCGGGGTTGGCGCGTAGCCATTGGTAGTACAGGTACCAGCGCGCGAAGTATGGGTTGTCTACTGGGCTGGTGACTCGCTCGAATGACGCCTGCGGGTGGGTGAGTGGGTTGTCGCACAGCACGACGGTTTCGGCGTCGGCGATGGAGGTGATCAACGTTTCGAGCAATTTGACGTCAGGACGCATGCGTGTGTTGCGTTGCGGGTCAGGTTTGTTGGACAGCAGGCAGGTCAGCACCACACGCCGGTCAGGTTCCACGATGGGGATGTGGTGGCTACTGGTGTAGTGGTGCTGCCAGTACAGGTCAGCATTTCGGGCGGCGACGGCTTTACGTTCCTCGGTGGGGACGGAGCGTTTCACCTCTAGGTGCTCGTCCATGGAGTGGATGAGCTTGTTGGAGCCGCACACGTCGCCGTACCGGAATGTGGTAAGGCCGGCGTTGTAGATGCGGTCGGACCAGGAGGGGTGTTCCCATCCCCAGCCGCCGAACTCTGGGTCGAGGCCGCCGACTGTTTCGATGACGCTGCGGTGTACGTAGATCATGCAGCCGCGGGCGCCGGTTAACGCGAAGTGGTGTCCGTCGTCGTAGACCTTCGTGACGTCGTTGAGCCGATGCCCGTTGGCGAGGTCGACGAACTGGTACATCAGGTGGGGTTCGGGCGAGTCGATGTAGGGCTGGTACCAGTTGTCGGCGATCGGGTAGCAGTCGTCGTCGAAGAGGAAGATGTGTTCGCAGCCGTTGAGTAGTTCGAGGCATTTGTTTTTGGCTCGGGCGATGCCTGCTCGTTGAGGGAACCGATAGGTGGCTGCCGGGTATGGCTGGTCGCTGGCGTCGTCGACGATGACGAGTTTGGCGTTGGGGGTGCGGCGGCGGATGTGTTCGATGGTCCGGTCGGCGACGTCGCGCCGGTTGCGGGTGGTGACTCCGATTCCGATGGTGGCGCCGCTGGTGGTTTCGGGTACGTATCGGGTTCCGTTGACCACCACGTCGTTCATTTTTTCGCCAGTTCCGTCCTATGTGGTTATTCGTACCAGGTGCCGCAGTTGTCGCAGTCGGCGTCTCCGCAGTAGCAGATGGTGCGGTCTGTGGTACGTCCGGTTTTTTGTTCGCGGTGCCGGTTTCGGTGTGGTTGGGCGGCGTTGGATCGGCGGAGTTCGAGGCGGGCGCGTGCTGCGTCATCCATTGGTGTAGTCCACTATCCAGCCGTTTTTCCGTGTGGTGACACAGATTGTGGTTTCTTCGGGTTTCTTCCCGGCCATCGCGAGGGTGGCGGCTTTGGCGAGCGCCGCTTGGACTAGAAGCATCCACGGTTCGTTGGGTCCAGCTTTTTGGACTGCTGGAATGTCGGGAGGTGTGGTGATCCACTCGCCAGGGTCGGAGTGCATCAGCACTTTCCCGTCAACTTCAATGTGGATCACTGTTCGGACGCTTTCTGCAGGGCTTTCGCGGGGACAACAACATCGTTGCTTGTTTTGTCGATGGTGATCGACAAGACAGGGGGTTTTGTGGGTGTGGTGCGGATGTTGATGACGCGGTGGCCGGTTGGTGCGTCGGCTGCTTGCTGGCGTAGTTGTTCGTGCTCTTCGCGTGTGAGGATCACATAGTTTTGGGTGATCGCCGCGGCGAGCGCTTCCGCGACCAGTTTCGGGGTATCGAGGTGCGGTAGGCCTGCCTCTTCAGCGAACTGGCCGGCGAGTTCCGGGGGGACACTGATGGTGCGCAGCCCGGGCAGGAGGATCGGGAAGGGTTTGGTGTTTTCGTCGCCGGGGTGAACCAGGTTGTTCAGCGTGCGGTTAAGGAAGTCCGTGAGGTCTGTGAGGCTGCTCATTTGGGATATTCGCCTGCGAGGCCGTCGCTGATTCTGTCAGCCCACCCTTCGCCACCGATTGTGCCGGCGCCGTCCTGCAAGTTGATACGCCACGACTCGGGGTCGATATCGTTCGGGAGTCGGCAAGCCTTGCTGCACGCCGAGAAACGAACCTTGCTGCAAGGGTCGGGGCACAAGCGGAGGTGTTTGAGCGGCATCAGTCCGCCGCCTCGTACGTGGCTTCGAAGATGTCCGGCTTGCACGGGTAAAACTCGCCCTGAACGCCACGAATGACGTAGTCGCCGCAGCTCGCGCGCATCGTTCCTTCAAGCGTGGGTATCGCGATAGATACGTTCGCATCGGTCGGGTCAGACGGTTTGGGATCGAAGTCCGCTCGCCCGCCGCACCATGCGGCGATCTGCTCGGCACTGTTCATTGAACCGGTGAATCGCATCGCTTCGATGACGAGGGGTTTCTTGCGGAACTTCTGGGGATCCATGCTGGCAACTACTCCTTCACCCGTCCGGACGCGAAACCGGCCTTGCCGTAGTCCGGCTCGCTGATGGTGATCTTGGGCGGGTAGACCTTGTGCGCGAGCCGGATCAGCGCACCGGCGATTGCGCGCCTCACCCGAACCACCAGCACAACACGAACGCCCCGGCCAGCAGCGGCGCGGCGAGCCACCACAGCTGCAGCATGGCTGCGACGGCGGCCCCGAGTCCCGCGAGCAGGCCGAGGCCGAATCCCCAGTCGGTGCGCTCCAGCTCGTCGGCGATACGCGTAGCGCGCCGCGGCGGGGTGAGTGTTTCCCACATGTCGGCAGCGGCGAGTTCGGCAACCTGGCTTGCGTAGCGGATCGAGCGGTCAACGGCGGCGTTCGGTTTGGCATCGGGCGGCAGGTGCGGTTCACCGCGAAAACGTCGGGTCATGGCCGGTTTCTCCTGGGCTGGTTGAGTATGCGTTCAGCGGCGGCGATGATGTCCGGGTTGCCTGCCTGCCGTGCAAGTTTCAGATTGAAATGCGCGCCCTGGATGCGTTCGGTGAGCGTGCGGGGTGCGGGGAAGGTGCTCATGGTTGGCCTCCCCGGGAATGAATAAAAGCCCGAACCTGTGGAGGTCTTCGGGCTTTGGGCACACTTCACTTGCCGACCCAATGATGGCATATGAATCTGCATGTCGCAAGCAAGCTAGGGGATGTGGGGAGGTTGGCGTGTCTCATTCGAGGACTCCTGCGGGTAGTTCGTAGCCCAGAACGTTGGCGAGGTGCTGGAACAGTTGCGGTCCCCATTCGTGGTGGCAGTTTTGGCAGACGCATCCTGATGGGCCGATTTGGAGTGCGGGTTGTCGGACGGTTTCGCCGGCTGAGTTCTTCCGGTACACGATGGCGGTGTCGCAGGCTGGGCACGGGTTTGGGAGTGACCATTTCGGTGGCGGGTTGAGCATCGTTTTGATGGATTCGCACCAGGCTTCGATCCTTCCGGAGATTTGTTCGATGCCGTGGGCGTCTTGGGGCCGCCATGGGCGTCGTTCCAATAGTTGGAGGCGTAGCACCGTTAGTGGTGTGTGTTCGCGGGTGAGGTCGCGTTGTGGAACGGGGTATGGGGGTCCGAACACCCAGTAGCTTGAGGGTTCCCATGCTGCGACGGTGGCGTCGATTTCGGTTTTGAGTTCGACGGCATCGATGCAGAGGGGTGGTGAGGATTGCGGAATGCGGGAGGCGTTGCCTTGGGAGCCGGGGATTTCTTCGGTGAGTTGGTCGTAGAGGGAGTCGCGCCATCTGGTGGCACCTTCGGTGTATTCGGGTTTTGGGTCGATGAGCGCGGAGATGGCGTTTCCGAGTCTGGTTTTGGCGGCGGGGAGGTTGCCATCCTCTGCTGGTTGGGTCATAGGGTTTCCTGAAGTTCGTCGGGTGTCCACATGTTCAAGCAGTTGAGGCATTTCACCAATCCGTCGTATTCGAGTGCGAGCAGGATCATTTCGCAGGAGGGGCATCGTTCGCCGGGGATGAGCCTGGGGATTCGGGAGATCTGTTCTTCGATCTCGTCCATGCGTTTTTCGCGGTCTTCAACAGTCGGAGCGTCGCTTGTGATGGCGTCCGGGGCCTGGAATTTATTGGCGTCGGGACTGATTGGTCGTCGGGATATTGACTTGGGTCGAAGCTCTCCCTTGTTGTGGACTACGTGCGCGACGTTGTATCGCGGCATCTCCGATTGAATCGCTGCTACCTCTGCGGTTTCGAGCTCAGCGCGGGTGGCGAAGTGTTGCATCGTGGAGCGGGCGACTGATTTGAACCATGCTTTGTCGGCGTGGTGTTGGTTGAATCGGCTTCTCGGGTTGTTTGTGATTCCGATGTAGAGAAGATCGTCTTCCGCGTTGTAGAAGCGGTAAAGAATATGAGGTTTGTCGCTCATGGGCACCTCCAAGATTCGGATTTTACCTTGGTGTTCAGCGTTTGTTGGGGTTCATGTGTTTGGGTTTGGTGGGTGTTTCCACATGGGTATCGGTGTCGATCGGCTTGGTCACTTCTCAGGCCTCCTAGCTTCGTTGGGTTCAGACTGCACAACCGACCCGACATCGCTGGGCAATTCGGTGTTGACCTCTACCCACCACAGTCCAGGCTGCCCAGGTACAGCCTCGCGGCGGACGAGAATGCCGCCGCTATGCGACTGGAACTCAAGCGCATCCTCTAGGCTGTCGTGCTCCTGGATCCACTCGCCCCCGTCTGGACGCGGTTGCTTCAGTGCGTAGACGCTCATTTGTGGTGTCCTTTGCAGTCGGTGGAATGCTCGATGCGGGGCTGGAAACACGCTGGACAAACAGGGCTCTCGTGGATGAATCGAGCCTGGGCGGCGAGAATCACGGACAGGGTCACTGCCACACCGCCCCGGCCGCGCGGTTGGTTCCGTATTCGAGGTTGGCCATGGTGCAGGCGAAGGCGACGACCGTGGCGACGATGCACACGATGAACGTGGCGTTAAGGACGACGGTCCAGTTCATTGTTGGTCCTTTTCGGCTAGTAGCTGGGCGATAGCGATCAACGCGTGAGTCTGCGCGGATTCGTAAGCACCGGTACGGGCTTCTTCCCGAGCGAACTCAATATGCTCGGCGGGGGTTTCAGGAGACTTAGGCATGCGGCTAGAACGGAGGAGCCCAGGCGTCGATCAGGACATCGAACGCGGCGTTCGCCATACGCCGCCACGGATCCTTCTCCGTCTCGGTCAGGGTGTTCCACGGGAAGATGCGGCCGGAGGATGTTTCCCCGCGGATCGCTTCGGCGACTTTCTCGATCAGGGCGTCACGCTCAGGGGTACTCATGGTTTTCCTTTCGTGAGCCATTCCGCCCACCCCTGATCCACCACACGCCGTGCCGGTGTGGTGTCGGGGATGATGTGAATATCCGTATGCCCCGACGCGATGGCGTGGCGGTCTGCTTTCCATTCAGCGCAATCCGTGCACGACTGGTCCCAGACACGGTTGCACTCCCTGCAATGAACCTGAATCACCGCACGTACTCCCTCAGATACGACAGCGCCAACCGGACGCCCTCAGCTTTGCCCCGCAGCCGGTCGAAATCCGTTCCGTGCGGGAACTTGACGCGCTTCTCGTCGGCCATGAAGTTGAGTTTCACAATCGCGTCCTCCATGCGGTTGATGAGGTCAGAGACTTGATCAGAGTTCAGGTCAGGCACCAGGCACCTCCCGCCAATCCCGGTACACAAAAGTCCACAGTGACTCCCGGTACGGCGCCGGTCGGCCTGCGTAGGAGATGGCTTTCGCGAGCACGTGTTCCTCGCCGATCGCGGTGATTTCGATGATCGTTTCGCCGCGTCCTTCATCGCCGGCGAGTCGGGTTCCGACGGTCCAGCCGTTCTTCCGTGCAGTGTCTGCGTCGCTCATGCCTCGCTCCATCCCGACACCCAGCGGGCCTCGTGCTCAATTCGGACAAGCGGAGAGTCGACCTCCGGGTCGTGGCAGATTCCCGTGACCGAGAAGTCCTTGAGGCAGACCTCTGCGACCTCCCTGCTCCGACCCGCCCAGCGGTGACCGGATTCCTCTACAGGAACCCATTGCTCTTCACGGGTGAGTCCTCCGAGGGCTTTATCAACCTCAGAAGCCACATGCGCGGTGTGCACGCCGTCGCCTTCCTCCGACCACCCGCAGATGCAGTACTCGACACGGTGCTCGCCGAGGACCCCCCTGTCTGCGCCGTTGTACGTGTGCGCATCGATCACCTCGATCATGAGGTTTTGGGCTTCGCTGCTCACGCTTCCTCCAAAGAGTCTGTAGGGATGTAGAGCACGCGGGCGGGAAGGAAGTCGATAAGGCCCCCTGGAAGGCTCTCGTCTTGGTCATCGTTGGCCCAATACCAGGTACCCCTACTCGTCTTCTGCAGGGTTCCTCCGTCGTGGGTGAGAATTACGTTATCTGGGGTCATCGTCAGCTGTATCCGCTTGTGCCTTGTTGGGCGAGGTGTCGTAATCGAAAACAACCAACATGTCGGTGTTTCCACTTAGGACGGGGCAATCCTCAGGTGGGTGTACCACCAGGCAGGCAGGACACGAGTGATCCTCAGTGAACGGTCCGTAGTGTTTGGTTGGGATCAAAGCGAAGGTCGACGCCTCATCCTGCGGCCTGGTACGAATCCACCCGCCGTAGTCATAGTGCCACCGGGCGTTGAACCTATCGCGCCAAGCACGATCGCGGTGTTCAGGGCTCAAGTGCTGGACGTCTGATCCATGCTCTGTGGTCGGCATAGTCGTCATCTCCCTACGAGTGTCGGTAATCGGAAACATGTGTGCGCTGTCAGATCGGCTGCCTACCTGGAGAAACGGCGACGATCATCGAATCAACCCCTGATAATCTCAGGAATCCTCTGGGAGCCATTCGAGATCAGCAGTAGTCTCAACCCCCCTGGGGCGCAGACGCTCAACCTCGGCTACCAATTCGGCGAGCAGCCGGTAGGACCGGCCCGGTGCGACCGCGACCCGAGACCCCTTCGCCACTTCGTAGTCGACCAGCGCAGCCTTGGCGCGCTCAACAACATCACTCATGAGGTATCTCCGTCCAGTGGGTAACGAATCGGGTTGCGGTCTCTGGCCGAGGGCTTTATCAACCTCAGAGGCCACATGCGCGGTGTGTACGCCGTCGCCTTCCTCCGACCACCCGCAGATGCAGTACTCGACACGGTGCTCGCCGAGGAACCCCCTGTCTGCACCGTTGTAGGCGTGCGCATCGATCACCTCGATCATGAGGTTCTGGGCTTCGCTGCTCACGCTTCCTCCCCTGTAGCCCGGATGACGAACAGCCACCGGTGGGCTTGCCGCACCCAGTCGGACCTAGCCTCTTCGGATAACCGATCCCAGCGGGAACCGTCGCAGCCCGACCAGACCCACGCGTTGTAATAGGCGCGGGCAAGCTCTGACTTCAGGCATTCCCCCGTCAACTTCCCGCCCACCATCGACTCTCCGCAGAACGGGTGCGCGGGATCGTCAGGGCCGTGATTGTGAACAGCCATCATTCCTCCATCAAATCTGCGTGGCCGTCGATGAAATCCCGGATATCACAGGCCACCTCGTAGCCTGGATCGCGTTCCGGAACGCTGTTGCAGAACTCGCGGATACGGGCAAGCTTCTCTTGGTTGTTCATTCGTCGCCTTTCGGTTCTCGGTTTCTGTCAGTGAGCCGCCCGAAGTGGATGACCCGACCGGGCAGCGGCTTCCCCGGCAAAATCGTGTTAGAACAAGGCTGGCCTTTGGGGGCTTTGCAGATGTCACACGACCGCGCAGCCTGGGCCTGTTGGACGCGAGGATCATCCGCACACGACACAAACATCGTCATCGGTCTTCATCTCCCAGAGGCCGCTCCCACAACGACTCTGGAGGAAGTGAGAAACCCAACAGCACCATGGCCTCACGCGCTCGACGCTGGCAGTCCAGATGCCAACCCGTGTCATTGACGTATCCGACGCACGGAAGTGGACACGCAAGCTTTGAAAGGACCGCGTAGACCGTGATCGGGTCATAGCGCTCGATGGCGCTGAGCTGATCGAGAAGGTTGTCGTGTTGCTTCTCGAACTGCTCCAGAATCCCGCGGATGTCTGGTTTGGCGTGATGTTTACCCATTGCGTTCGTCTCCTGGTGTTGATTCCTGGGGCTGTGCGCCACGTGGAGCGACTTTCAGGGCCTCCGTGGTGTCACCGGACCCAGACGCGGCAGAACGACTGTCAGCGATCCTGTGAGCATGAGCCGGAAACGCCTCCAACACCTTCACCACACGCCCCTTCTCATCCCGCACCACACACGGCTCCTCGACAGCTGCACGGCAATCACGGCACGACACCCGCAACGCCTCCTGATGAACCGTCGTCCCCCGCCAGTCCTTCATCAGCCGGCATCCTTCAACCTCAGATGCGCATCGCAATACGTCAGACCGTCCTCGGTCTCGATGCGGCCGTGGTCATCACAGAGAGGGCAATTACGGACCGTCTCGAAGATCTCGCTACGCCTGGCTTTCTCCGCCGCTTTGCGTTCCGCGACCACCGCATCCCGTGCCTCCCGCGCGTGAGCGCAGGGAGCGCACGGACGGTTTGTTCCCTTTGGATGATTTGAGCAATAGGGGGTGGGGAGTCCGTCCGCGTCCAGGTGACCTTCCGTACTTACGTAACCCCCTAAGGAGTTGGAGAAGGAGAAAGGAGCAGGAGTAGGAGTAGCCCCGGGGTTAGGCGGGGGGTTAACCCCATCCCCCTGCTTAACCATTGGACCGGGGGTTGGACCGGGGGTTAGCGGGGGGGTTGGACTAGGGGTTGAACCGGGGGTAAACGGCTCCAAAGTGGCCGGATCAATCGCCTTCTGATCCAGCAGTTCCTTGACTGCATCCCGCTGCCACCCAGCCGACACGATCACATCACTGTTGGCTTTCGCGTCAGCCTCATTGCGGGCCTTGATCTTCTTCACTTCATGCACCACAACCCCGCGCAATGTCCTCGACGCCAACGCTGCCCGCGCGTTAGCCATCGACACAGCCATGTTCGGTTTCCTCCACAGGCCGTCGTGCTTGATCCACGACCTCAGAAGAAACTCATCGGTGTTGGTGTCGATGATCAGGAACAGATCGCGGGACAACTCTGCGGCGGCCGCCTCGACGGCCTGAACTGTCCATCCCTTGGCCATCGCGGCGATTCGGCCGGCGTGCCACTCCCCCGAACCGCAATAGGACAGTTGCGGGCTCGTCCACAGCACGAAGTACAGATGTTGGGCTGGCGGGGTGAGATCTAACCAGTCATCATCACCCCAGATTGCCAGGTTGATTTCCGAGTGGTCCTTGCCAGTGGCTTTCCTTCCCATCAGGAATCACCTCCAGGAATGACTTGCAGCCGATCCCTCTGGACCTGTCGTTGCGCCTCACGGGCTCGCCCCGATCGGTGCTCGACGTGGTCACACACCGACTTTCCTCGGTATCCGGCGTGGTCGCAGAGACCGCAGGCGTAGATGGCATCCCACCGTGCCCGACGAGCCTCAGCCTCCCGATCGCGGACCACATTGGATCGCCCGAACAGTCCGCCGAAAACGTGACCGGTTGGTTCTGGGGAGAAGAGATCGGACAGAGAGGATGAAGGCTCCGGTTCCGGTTTCGGATTCGGTTCCGCGAAGGGATCCTGGATCACCTTTGGTTTCGCCCGAACAACGTTGTGCAAAGGGTGCTCAACCTGGATGGCGCGGCGTTCAGCGTTCTCCAACTCCTCACGGGTGTTGTAGTTCTCGATGCTGATTCCAGCAACGTGGTCCCACCAGTCTTTCGAGTCCCGGTGAGCTTTGAAACGTTGCGGCGGGTTCATCGTGATACCCACGTACAGCAGCTGCCCTGTCGCGCTGTAGAAGCGATACAAAACGTGGGCCACTAGTCCTCCTCTCCGTCTTTTGTGCCTTCCCATCCTGGGCACAAGCAAGCCGTGTAAACACTCATGTCATCAGGGTCGATACCCATACGGACTCGGCATTCAGGTGTGTGGGTGGAGCGGGGATGATCACACAACAAGCAATCACTCACGAGGCCGCCTCTTCCGGGATGTGTGCCCTGTGATCAGCGAGCGCGTGGTGCCGGCGGATGAACGCCTCAGCTTCGTCCGTGCTGTTGAACTCAGCGGACACCGGGCGGCCTTGGGTGCGGGCGCATTCGGCGCAAGCAACGGTGATCATGGGACCTGCCAGTTGATGGTGTCGCCTTGCTGGAGAATCTGTTCCAGGTATTTGACGACGGTGACGGTGGAGTTGAAGCATTTCGGTGGTTCGGTTCCACCGGTGACGATGTAATGGGGCCACGTCCCAGAAACCGTGTACATCACCTGAACAGCCCCTTCACGAGGAAGTACGCCAGCGACGGGGGTCCGGTGAATGCGAGGACGATGTAGGCGATCGCTTCGAGTTGATCGGGTGTGAGGTTGCTCATCAGTTCTCCCTGTGTGGGTTGTGGTTTCGGTGGTGCGGGTGGCCGACGTGGGGGCATCCATCGGAACGGTGCGAACGGCGGCGGGCACGGATGCTCAGCAGTAGTTCGAGGTTCATCATGCGGGTTCCTCGAAGTCGAACCCGATCTCGATCGGCTTGCTGAGTCGGTTGACGATGAGCGGCAGATAGTCCGCCTCGCGTTCGATGGTGATGCAGCGCTTGTGCTCGTGAATGCACGCCTCAGCGGTCGTGCCGGATCCAGCGAACGGGTCGAGCACGACACCGTTCGGCGGGGTGACGAGCCGCACGAGCCAACGCATCAGTGTTAACGGTTTGACGGCTCTAGGTGGGGTGCGCCACGGACGCACCCCGAACCTCCTCGAAATAGGGGCGGATGTCCGCCGGGATCTCATCAACGTTGAAGTCGCGCATTAGCGCATCACCTCAATTGGGTTAACAGTGGGAAATCCGATTTGCGCAACGATCCTGATAGTTGCGCCGAGAAAGTCAGTCAATCTCTACACCGGCCTCTCGCAGACGAGCCACCACGTGATCCACTTGCTCCGGCGTGAGGTCCGCGCGTAGACGCAATTTCGTTGTGACGACGCTGGGACGTTCCGCTCCGGGTGCTTTCGCTTCGTAGCGGAACACCGGGAAGAACCGCGACGCGCCGCCCTCGTCGTCATACTCTGCGCCCGTCGCGGTCATGCCCCAGCCATCGCCGTTCGCGCCCGCGCGTGGTTTCCCCTTTCGGGAGACGCTGACGCCGCTCTGCGCGTCGAGCTCGGCGGCCTGCGTGTCGTCGAGCACGACATTCGTCGGCCAGCGACCAGCATCGTTTGGCACGTAGTAGAACTGGTGACCGGGCGCGTACATAGCGCCCTTTCCTGTCTCAGTCCGGTCGTCGCCAGGGATAGGTGCGTTTCGGGTTCGGCGGCCTGCGGTCAGCTTGTCGGTCGCTGCGATGCGGCAGGCGTCGATATTCAGTGCACCGGTGCCATGCTCCAGCACGTTCGCCGCGACGGTGCCCGCCAAAGGTTTTCGCGCGACCACGATGGGCTCAAACGCGGGTTTCAGCGCGCTACCCCAGCCCTGCCACTGCTTGGCGGCGTCGGTCGCGGGGACAGTTACTTCTGCGACAACCCGTTCGCCAGAGCTGCGACCGTAGTTGTTCCCACGCATGTCTGGCCCGCCATCGCGGACACCGACCACCTCACGCTCGGCCCCTGCTGCCTTGTCGATGGCCTTGGACACATCGAGCGATTTGGGCATTCCGCTGCCGTACAGCCAGGCGATGGAGTCGCGGATCTCGAACCCGGCGTCCTCGATCGCCGCCGCTAGCCGGTGCCAGGTGCGCGAACCGCCGAACGCGAGCAGGTGCCCGCCCGGTTTCAGCACGCGCAGGCACTCGGCCGCCCACTGGTGGTGCCATTCCTGCATGGTTCGCCCCTGCTGCGCCCGTACATTCGGCCATTGCGGCTCCGCGCACTCGCACTTGCGTCCGATGTGGTCAAAGCGCCACCTACTACACCTCTGGCACTTGACATTCGCCGATGCGTTGTAGCTGGCCGGTAGTTTGAACCCCTTGAATCCTGAACCGTCGGTGAAACCCTGGTGGCTGGCCTTACCAATGTCTCCGAGACGATCCCACTCCTTGCCCATGAACTCGAGCCCGTAGGGCGGGTCGCAAACCACGGCGTCGACGCTGCGATCGGGCAGCTCGGCGAGCACGTCGAGGCAGTCCCCGTGGTAGAGGGTGACCTGATCGTCTTGGTAGTACGGGTTCATTTCGCTGCCTCCGTGGGGATTCGGTAAACAAAACCGTCGTCGTCGAGCAACACCCAGTTGCCCCTGTAGAGGACGGGAACAGTGATGGGGGATTGGGATTGACGAACGAGCCAGCCGTCGGCGAACGCCTGCGTCCGATACGACTCCACATGGCGGTGACAGGAACCGCAGAGCCAACCACCATTGGACGCAAAGTTGGTTTCCTCGCGGCGAGTAGACCCAAGACCCCTGGGTCGTCTGTGATGTGCAGTAGCGTCTGAGGCGTACTCGTTGCAGCGTTCACAACGCCCCTGGGCACGAGTCCAGATCAGTTCCTTCACCTCAGGTGGGAACCCCGTATACCGGCGACTCATGCGTTCGCCTGTTGGCGGGCCTGGTCGTACTGGTTGATTCCCCACACGATCGCGTGCAGCGACACCAGGTAGTGCCAGTCGAAATCCTTGAGGTCCCATTCCCATGACTCGTTGAACTCGAACTGATTTCCAGCCGCGTTCGTGTGCCTGAAATCCATCAGGGCTCGGTGGGCCTGGTCTTCGCTAGCTACGTCGCCGTAGTCGTCCCGCAGAACTCGGTCGCAGATGTCGCGCCATAGCCACCGGTGCGGGCCGTCGTTCCACTCGCACCAGTCGCGGAACACCTCGTACACGCGTCGTTTGAATACTTCCTCCGAGAACGTCTTGGCCTGAACCGGCCCCCTCAACTTCTCCGCCCAGTACTGCGGGTTGATGTATCCGACGGGATTGCGGAAGAACTCGAACATGTCATCGATGCGGGCGAAGTGGTAATCCTCCAGGTCTCCGGTGATGACGAGATGCCCTGGCCAGGTGACAAGGTCGAAGCGCCAGATTCCGGTTCCGGGCTCTTGGAACCGGATATGTCGATACAGTCCCTCATCGCGCAGGATTGTCATCTGGTGGTTTTGGGTGGACACCTGCAGCATCTGGAACGGGTCGCTCATGAGGCGTCCGCCTGCTTGGCTTCCAACTCCTGCGCCCGGGCCGCCAACGCCTCCTGAACCGTAGGACCGTCAGCGACCCCAACGTTCAACAACTCGCCGGCCTTCGCGTCCCGCCACAACCCGGTCAGCACATCGCGAGACTCTGCAGCCGCGATCAAGTCCATCAGTTCCAGCACCCGGTCCTGAACTGACTCCAGCTCCCGCACGTGGGCGGTCTTCGGGTCGCACTTGAGGATGTCGAACACCAGTTGTTCCAGTGTCAGATCGGGGACGCGGCGGGGCTTGTCTTCGCCGGGGATGATTCCGGCGTGGACCGAACGGGCACCGATGATCTGCGGATGCTCACCCCGGTTCAACCTCACCCACACTGAGGCGTCGAACGCCAGATTCTTCTGCCCCTCAACCTTCCACGTCCGCTGCGAGGTAGGTTTCCCGTTCTCCATCGCCACCTGATCAGCACCACGGGCGATCATGACCACGATCCCGGGGAACCGCATCAGGATCCGCATGAGTTCTTTGTGGCGGGCGGTGGCGAGATTCCACAGGTCAGTTGATATGACGATCTCCGCTTCAGGATCGCGCTCAAGCTTTTTCAGGTTTGCCTCGCGCCGACGGGCCTTGTTATCGACCCACTCTTTGAGGTCGTCCCATTCGGCGGTCATCGAGTCGATCACCAGCACAACGGGTTTCTCCCCGGCGTCGATGGCACGCTGGGCTTCGTCTCGGGCGGCGCGGACTTGCTCCATAATGGAGGTCCAGGTGCCGTCGTGTTCGATGACTTCGTAGCGGGCACCGGGGATTGCCCCGTACTCGTCGGCGGCACCTTCAGACCAGTCGATCCACAAGGTGCGGCCGACCCTGTCCGAAGATGAAAGGACCGCTGCGGCCCACGATTTGCCCGCCTTCTCTCCACCTTCGACGAGGATGAGCGGCCATGGGACAGCGCCGGTTGGGGGACGGGTTTTGAGGGTCATTGTTCGATCTCCTTCAACCCGGACACCCCGAGAGCACCCCGAGCCAACAAACCAGCGATCGTCACATCCGAGTCATCCGACAACTTCACAATGGGATACGGGGCACCCTCAACAACATCGATCAGCCCATCGATCACAACCCCATCGACGTCAACGAACGCGCCCTTCTTCGCTGCGTCGTCCAGGAGTTGTTTGAGGAACGCTGGTCGTACGCGTTCTTCGATTTCAATTTCGGTGGGGTAGTTCGCTTTCACGTAGGCGAGCAGTGCTGTTTCGGATGCGACTTTGGCGGTTTTGCGGCCTTTCGCCATCGACACGTGCCCGATGACTTGGCCGGAGACGACGGCGGCTTTCCGCTCCCCCGCCAACAATCCGAGTTGTTGTTTGGCTTCTGCTTTCCATTGCTTTAGCCGGTCTTCCAACCACTTGCACAACGCCAACGTGGCAGTCGGATCGCTCATGCTGCTGTCCACCTGTCTGCGAGCCTGTCCAACGACCCGATCACCGCATCCACCCGGGACAGGGCCTTGTTCACCACATCCAGGTTCAACTCCAGCGCTTCGCGGTCCAGGAACTGCAAAGGCGGCCCCTCAGACAGCAACTCATGCAAAGCGCACCGCGCGTCATCAAGGGCGGCTGCGCCGGCTTTCGCGTCGTCCCTCGCGGTAATCACCCGTGTATCAACAACCATCAGTTTTCGTCCTTGTCTCGATATTCGGAGCAGTGGCAGCGTTCCCGGCCGCCCTGGTCGAACGTGGCGGCGTCGCAACCCGTGTCCCACCGGCCGCGGAACTTGTCCCACTCGTAGCGGTGGAAAGACCGGTTATGGCCGCACACGCACATCACGAAGCCTCCAACCATCGGAACTTCTTGACCAGAGATCTGAACTCGGCAGCCTGCTTCTTCGACCACCCGTAACCAGGGAAATACTTTTCGACCGTTGTCCGGCTCACACCCAACGTGCGGGCAACCTCCCGATACGGGGCACCGTCATCAAGCAAATATTGGGCGAAATCCTTCTGCTCCTGACTCAACGACACAAACTGATCCGGCGACGCCAAACGAGCATCACCAGCCGCCCGAACCCGAACCACCGTCCGAGCCGAACAACCCACAACTTCCCCAATATGCTTGGCGGAACACCCCTCACGAGTCATCAACAGAATCGTCTGCACCTGCTCGGGGGTGATCCTGTTCCCGTTGCTCATGCCACCTGATCCTCACCATTCGCTTTGAGCAGAGGCCGCCGTTCCCGCTCCGACAACCCACCGAACACCCCGTAGTGCTCACGATTCGCCAACGCGAACTCCAAGCATTCGGCCCGCACCTCACACCGGGCACAAATTCTCTTCGCCGGCTTCGCGCTCTCCCCCTTACCGGGGAAAAACATGTCCCCCACATCGACTTGGGCGCACAGGGCTTTGTCTCGCCACGAGTGCCGGTCCTCGTTGATGATGACCAGGAGATGAGACAGGTCGGTCATGCCACGGACTCCAGTTCTGTGATCCACGCGAACGGGTCCTCAACATCTGGCACACCGGCAAGGGCAGCCATCAACAGTTGAGTGCGTTCGGTTTCCGGGAGGCTTGTCAGATAGGCCCACACGGGCAGGGAGTCACCGCTACGGATACGCCGAGACAACCAGATGACTGTTGCAGCGATACGGGATTCCCAATCCGTCTCCGACAGTGGGCATTCCTGAAACAGCCTGTCTGGGTGGGCTTCCATGTTGCCATCGGTCGTGACCCACGCGTCCTCCCCGCACACCGGGCAGGATTGCAACTTTGCTGCAGGCAGTTCAGCCCTGTCCCGTTCGATGGTGCGGACCGTGCAGTGCGCCCTGCGCGCCAACTCCACTTCGGGGAGTTTCGGGCGCCGCCGCACCAGCATTCGGCGCTCTTCGGTATTAAGCCGCATGGGAGTTCCGTTCACGGCGCATTCCACAGCGAACCAGTCGATGCTCACGCGCCCCACCTCTGCGCCCGTCGGCACTCATTCGAGCAGGTCTTCGCATAAGTCCCCATAAACTCGCCGCCGCACTGCGTGCAGATCTTCAGGGACGGTTGTGACCGCAAAGCATTCGCCGCACGCTTCTTGCACTTCGGTGAGCAGAACCGTGCCCGCTGCGTCACAGGCTCGAACACGTTTCCGCACTGCTGGCATTTCTTGTCGGTGAACCTGGCCGGCTTCACCGGTGCCAGCTCGCCACGCTTGATGCGTTGGCGTTCCTTCTCCGAAAACCCGCCCCACACACCCAACTCGTTGTGCTTCAACGCCCACTGCAGGCATTGCGGTTGTACGGGGCAGGTCCAGCAGATGCGGCGGGCGGCGTCGTTGGTGTAGTGGCCGGATTCGTTGAGGAACCAAATGTCGCCGTCCTTGTGGGTGCAGATCGCGCGGGAACGCCAGTCGCTGGTGTGGACTTCTGTCAGTTGGATGAACGGTGAGTTCGCCATCACGCCCACCCAGTTCCGCTCAGGTGTTCAGGGCAGAATGCCGCCGTGGCAGCACCCACCACATATCCCGAGTCGTACATGGACAGGTCAGTGTTCTCGTGCACCACGATTGACGCCTCGTACATGGACAGGCCGGTGTCGAGGATGGTGCAGACAGCTTTGCCTGCTTTGATGGCGTCGTTTTTGCTGGTGTAGGGGATGCCTTCGGAGTCGAGTGCCATCACGAAGGCGTCGCTGTTGATGTCGGCTTTCGCTTCGGGTGCGGTCAAACCTGGGCCGATGATGCCTGCGGCGATGAGCAGCGGCATCGTCCACCAATACCGCCAGGACTTCTCGTTGCGCCTCATGCTGCGTCTCCCTCGGTGAGGTAGTCACGCAACAACGCCACGACGGCGTCGCCGTTCATCTGCTCCCAGATCGTCGGCTCGTTCTCCCAGTGCACCGGCGGCAGGAACGGGCGGAACCACGACACACTCTCCGTGTGGATCAACACCAACTCCGCCAGGTCCTCCAGTTCCTTCAAGAGGTCGAGGTCAGCCATGGGTGGGTTGGTGGTGACGGGGAGGTCGGACCAGTTGGTTTGGTGGTGGTCCCACCATGCGGGTTTAGAATCTGGGGTTAGCATCGGAAGCGTCCTTTCTTTGGTTGTGTTGTTTCCGGTGTTAGGGCCGTCGTCCCGCGCAATGGGGCGGCGGCCCGCCTTTTCTTCGGGGTGATGTGATACGTCTCCAGCAGTGACTGGGCGACAACGCCGGGGTTCACCCCGGACGCGCCGGGCACGGTCGTGAAGTAACGCAGATGGCGTTCCAACTCTGCGGCCGTCGCATGCTGATGCCTCATGGCGGCGAGTTCTTCCGCGGTCGCAGAATCCAGGAACTCCCCCAACTCCATGAACTCGTCATCATCGAGGAATTCGCGGGCGAAGCTGAGGCAGTACTGCTTGGTGGAGTCGATGGCGTCGTGTATCCACTTTGGCGAGTTCGGCCCTACCTGCTTGTGCAGTTCGTCCCAGCCGTTGGAGGGTCCCGGCGCGGGAGGCGGGGGAACCATTCCCGCGCCGGGACCAATGTCACCCACCGCAGTGGGTGACGAGTCTGCCGAAACCCGATGCTCGGCAGAAGAACGAGCCCGATCTTGAATCGGCGACATGCCCCCTCCCCCGCCACCACCCGTACCACGGACATGGGAGATGCGGGGTTCGTGGACTTCTTCCTCAGCCTCCGCAGCAGCAAGAACATCCCCGCAGTCCAGGCCGAAATCCCGACCCAACGCATTGCTCATGTCCTGACGCTCAAGGCGCGCCAACCACGGATCCACCACAGCCCCGAACGCCGCCAAACCGTCATGAATCACGTTGTTAAACCTGGCATTCAAACGCTCAACAAGATTCACGCTGTCTCCCCTAGCTCTTGTAGCCGGCACCGCAGACGGGCGTTCTCCTCACGCAACGCCTCCAACTCCGCATCCTCACGCATCTGCCTCGCGTCGAACTCCGCCAACGCTTTCCACAACCCAGACTGGCGAACCTCACCCGACAGTTGACACACACTCCGATGCTTAGGAGCAGACGTACTCACTTGCCGACCTCCGGGATGTAAAGCACGTGGGCCGGAAGGTCAGGCTCGAATGCATCTGCCGTCATCGCATACCAGCAGCCATCCCACTTGACTTCGGGCACGCCTATAACTGCCTCGACGATCGAACCTTCCGGCAGCGCGTCGAGTTGTTCGACGGTCTCAATCACCCTGGGACGCAGACGCTCAACCTCGTTGCGTAGCTCGACAAGCAGATTGGATTCCGAGATTTCCAGCCCAAGCTTCTCTGCCCGCAGCCGCTCAACCTCGGCGACCAGCTCCCGCACGAGATTGTCGGGATACGCACCCATCTCAACGCCAGCCGCTCTGCAGTACTCGTAGATGTTCAGCGATCTCTTGGCCCGCTCAACCACATCACTCATGCGGACACGTCCAAACTTGCGACATACCTCTGCAACTCAGTACTCACGCGGACCTCGGCTCATAGCTACGCGACTTCATCCACTCATCAACCTCATTCAGGTCAACACGCGCCTCCCGACCGTTACCGATCGGATAAGCCTTCAACCCATCGTTTTTGACCGCTTCCCGTATCAGCACGTCTGATTTCAAGCGGAGGTATGACGCGGCCTCTTTGAACGTGGCCCATCTGGGAGTGCTCATTTCGCATCCTTAGGTTTCGACTGGAACAAAGGCTTCTTCGGCTTCGGGAAATGCTGAATGGCCGGCCTCGGGCGTTGAATGAAACGTCATCGCGTTTCCCTCATCGCGTTGCGGATGATGGTCAGCTGGTCGATCAGATCCGTGAGTTCATCGGCGTCCAGGAGAACGTCACCATTGCGGTATCCGTCACCGACGTACAAGTAGGCCAATTCGGATCCGTTGTTTTCCCCGAGTCCAACGGTCACACCACCATGGCCTATCTTGAGGATCTGGCTGGGCTCTGCGTAGAAAGACCACCGGCACTCTCCGCCCTGGGTGCACGGGATGCGTCCGGCGTCGAATGGTGACTGGTCACCGGTATGCTGTAGTTCAGACATTTGAGCCTTCCTCTCAGGTGTCTTCTGCCCTCACCTGCTCCACACAGGTGGGGGCTTTTTTATGCGGCGGGGTTTTTCTGCTCTGCTGGCCGCTCCAATACGGAGACGGGAACCTTGAGCGCGACGGCGAGCTTCTTGGTGACGGTGGCGTTCGGCCACCGGTCACCGTTCTCAAGCTGGGAGAGGTAAGGGGCAGAGACTCCGCTTTCGCGGGACAGTTCGGCGGATGACCAACCTGTGCGCTCACGGATGACCCGGAGTTCCTGCCACACCCCGTAGGACTGTTTGACCATGCCGCCAACTGTACTGCGAACAAGTGCAAACCGCAAGAGTTCGCGCGCAGTTCGCGCCAACAATGCTGTGACCTGCAATGTTCGAAAACTACAAGCGCGTAACTGCAAAGAATTGGGGTTGTGCAAGCAGTGGACTTTGCACCTGTTTGCACGCGAACATGTAGGCGTGAACGAGAACAAGGAACACCGCGAAGACTGGCCATTCGGGCCAGAACTCAAGCGGCACAGAGAGCGCGTCGGGCTATCTCAGCGCGAAGCCTCACGGCGCACAACGCCACCAGGCAGCGACAAGCCCGCCGTCAGCGCAGGACGGTGGAAGCAACTGGAAACGGGGTGGCAGATCAACAAAGGGACACTGATCCCAATCGGAACGACCGCATCCACCGTGGCCGCCGCTGCCCGAGCTGTCCAATGGGATGTCAACGAAGCTCTGGCGATAGCCGGATTTCAACAGTCAGACATTCCACCGCCGCTACCCGAGCCGGCGATAGTCCGCTACTCAGACGACGAACTTCTCGCCGAAGTCCGGCGACGACTAAAGGAGGCAAGAGATGTCATGGAAGCTCAGACGGAGAAGAGAACACCGCGCGAAGCGCGTCAAGACCAGGAGGGCGACCTAGACGCCGCGGCCAGTGACACGACGCAGCCGCGCCAACCTCGGACCGGCGAAACAGTTGGGGCGGAGATTCGTGATCGCGTCGCCAGGAGCGTCCGGGCACGTCAACGCCGCAAGGACTAGACGTGCCCGGCGCAACGTCCATGTTGTTGGCGGACACTCGTCCATCGCGTTCAAAATCCGCACCAGCAGAGTGTCGAGTTCGTCATCAAACATGTGCTGCACCTACCGAAATCACCATCACCGGTCACCCCTCGCAACCGGATGCGTAGACGCTAACGGATCATTGCCAAAATCGACACAGGAAGCCCAAACATGAGAATGTCACGATCAGATAACGCCAGTGCGCGAAAGTTAGCCACCAACACAGAAAGACCTACTACCAGATGACCACCAATGATCTGTCACCAGGGAAGGTGATGGTCACCGCGCTCGCTGTGCTCGCCGTCGTAGGCATCGTCTCCGCACGCAACAACAACGACGACGACAGAAGCGCATCACAAACCGCCACATCCACCACCACCACTACACGGCCCAACCCGTACCGCACCATCCCCGGCGACGGCACCCACAACATGGGCGGCGCAGACGGATACGACTGGGGCACCTACACCGCCACCATCCCACCCAGCTCCCCCGGCTGCACGTGGGCGGTCGTCAGCATCGCCGACTACCGCGGCGGCGAAACACTCCGCGAAGGTGAAGCACCATCCGGCACCGTACGCGCGAACATCCAACCCGATGGTGTCGCGTCGTGGACCGGCACAATCAACGGGGATCATCGCATCGTGTTCCGCACGAGCGGCTGCGGAACTTGGACCATGACGGATTGACTACTCCCCGCCAGAACGCAAAAAAAGCGCCCTGCCGGGGATGGTGAATCCCTCGGCAGGGCGCATTTACAGTCGGTCGCCTACGCAAACGTTGATGGGAGCAGTTCGGACAGCCCCTGCATGGCCTCCAGATGCCTCGCCCGGTCCGCATGCGCATAGATCCGCTGCGCATCCACACTCGCATGACCCAAGATCTCCATACGCGTTTGCTCATCCACACCCGCTGCGCGCAGCAATGTCGAGGTGGTGTGCCGCGAGTTGTGCGGCGGCAACGACTCGGTTGGACCGATCACCCCAGCAGCGCGGAACACGCCACGCCACACGTCGTAGTCCGAACGGGGATCGATCGGCTTCCCCTCCTTGTGCCACACCAAGTCGTGCGGATTGTCGGTGCGGAGTTTCTGCATCGCCACATACAACGGCGGCAACAACGGCACCTCACGCCAACCAGCGTCCGTCTTCGGCCGGGTGAACAACAACGACCCCTCACATTCCTGGTACTCGAAATGCGCCGGCAGGTCCCACCGGGACTGCGGGCATGCCCATGCCCGTGTCTTCCCGCAAGGCCAGTACGGGGGTTTTTTGGGCATACGGTCGGGCCGGGCCAGCGGTGACGGTTCGGGTAGAGGATCCCCACAGCCGTGGACGCGGGTTTCCGATTGCAACTGCCAAGCGATGGTGATCCATCCCTGAGCGGGGTTGTCGACGTAGGGCCAGCGCAGGCCGAGGAGTTCCCCACGGCGGGCGCCCGTCAGGAAACCGGCGGCGATCCGCACCGCATCCGGTTCGTCGCACACCTGGAACGCGGTGTGAATGATGTGCTGCGCCACGTCCGCCGGGAAGCCGTTGCGTTTCTTCTTCCGGTACTCGGGCTTGTCGACCAATGCGGCCACATTCCTGGTCGCCACACCCTCCGCTACCGCATCGTCCAAGGCTTTCTGGACGATGACATGGACCAGCTCGGCGGTGCGGGAGGCCCCGATCTCGGAGTGCAGGTCCCGCACATGCTGCGGGGTGAGTTTGTCGATGCGTTTCGCGCCGAGGATCGGGTTGATGTGGTTGTGGATGGCGGCCCGGTAGTCGTTGAGGACGCCGGGGCGGACTTTACGTTTGGCGTGGATGTTGTCGATCCAGTGCAGCATCCACTTCTCCACAGTTGTGGATGAGGTGGTGGCGATGCGGCCCTCTTCGACGTCGCGGCGGAGTTGTTTGAGTTTGGCCATGGCGGTGTTGCGGTCCACGGAGGACACCCATTTGTAGCGGCGGTTGCCGTTGCGGTCGGGGGGTAGTTCTACTCGTCCCATCCATTTGCCGTCGGCGCGTTGGAAGAACGCTCCGTCTCCGCGGGTTCTGCGTTTCTTAGTTGCCATCGTTTTCCCTCCCAGGGGGTCACCCTACGGTTCACCCTACGGTGCTGCGCAGCATTACGCAGAATTGCGCAGTATCGGGGGTCTACCTGCGGGTTTGACAACGTTTCTCCTGGTATGCAGCCTATCAACCGCTGACTCTTAATCAGCGGGTCGGGGGTTCGAAACCCTCACGGCGCACAGGTCAGAGGCCATAAGCCTCGGGGGGGATCACCCTAAAGGTAACCCTATAGGGGATTTCACCGGGAAACCGCCAGGATGCTGGCGGTGAGCCGCCTGCCAAAACAGCGGCCACACGCCCGATGACGACCACACCGAGGCGCAAGTTTTCCGCCAAGCGCACAACTCGGAGTATCCTTCGATACAGCGTCACCCGACAACATGGGGGGCTCGACGCATAAGATTTCTGATGCGCTCGAAAGGATGCCACTGAGATGGGAGACGCACCAACCCCTCGCCGCTTCGTCAAACTGGCTGAGGCGGCCGCATATCTTGACGTAACACCCCGCACCATCCGGCAAATGATCGCCGACGGGCGTCTGACCGGCTACCGCGCTGGTGCCCGCCTCGTCCGCGTCGATTTGAACGAAATCGACGCCGCCATGCAGCCTTTCGGGGGTGCGGACTAGATGCAGAGACACAGAAATGCCCGCAGCTACTGACCGCGTGGTGGTTGTGAGGTGAAGTCGGATGACGCCGTTTACGGCATGTGCACCGCTTGCGGCTCCATCGAGGTCGCGTTGACGCAGCCCACTGGCAGTCGGAACCTGAGCCACATAGGCGAATCAACCACCTACCCGACCGGCCACGGATGCGAGATGTGCAACTGATGAACACCGATGATCGTTGCGGCCGGTGCGGTCAACCGTTCAAAGACGGGGAGACAGTGATCGACACACTTCCCCCAGTGCACCACACATGCCAAAACCTGGATGCCTCCGAACGATATAGCCATGCTGAGTGAGGCGCCTCCTGAAGCCTGATGCTTCACGAGGCGTTGATTAAGCCAGGACGTGAACCAGCAGCGCGACGATCATCCCCGCGACGACCGCCAGCCACACCGACCGCCACAACTCCAACTGCGGATCACTCATCATCCGATTCGTCCCAGTAACGATTCACCAGGCCCTCCGTCAGATAGTCGGGCTGGCCTACCGGTGTGATGATCGTCGTCGCACCCAAGTCCATCCGGTCACCGGTGATGCGTTCCAGCCCGACAACCGCCACATAGTGGGCAACCTGCCAGCCGTCGCCCTGCGCATCCAAACTCTCTTGGATCGCAGCCCGGACAGGATCGGCCGGCCTCACAGTCGCACCCACGTTTTGAGCGCGTCCCACAGGAATCCCACCGTCACACTGTGGTCCAGAAACGTGCACACTCGAACGTTCACGTCAAACCCCTCTCACAGCGCTCATGCGTTCCGGCTCGATGGACAGTCGTGAATGCGCCCCGCAGTTGGTGCAGCGGCGCATCGTGTACGTCAACACATTCGCCACGTACCGCCGCGGGATCACCACAGTTTCACCACCGCACCGGTTACACACCATCAGCTTGTCCTCGCCGTCAACGAACAGTGCGGGATGGTTTTTGATGTGCGGACGCAGGAAGTCGTACAACCCCTGCGTGGCTACCACATCGCCAGCGCAGTACGACACCAAGCGTTCCCGATCCTCAACGCTCTTCCCTGTCACGGCACGTTCCATCGCGCCCCGGTCGTAGCGGTCAGTTTTGGCGGGCAGGCCAACGATCTGACAGAACGCGTCCAAACCTTTGAATGGGGCACCGGATTTGAACTCGCGGCGTAACACCTTCAACGTGTCAACGGTTTTGAACGGAGGCAGCGGAGGTAACCCGGCCTCCAAATGCAGATCACCCTTCAGCCACGGCACGTCAGCTTCGTCGATGTAGTGCCCGACAACGATATCCGCTTGGGATAGCAGGTTGTGGACGCGCCGCAGGAACCGTTTGCGTCCACCTTTGTCCCATTCGGCGAGCTGGATAACCTCGGGCTGGTCATACCACTTGGCGCACACAATCGTGGTGCGCGGCATGCGGGTCACCGTCTCGTACTGCACGTACCGGTTCTTCAGGTCTCCCCTGCCCCACCAGTATTGTTCGGTGATTCCGGGGAGCCGTTCAACGTCGAGGATCAGGATTTTGTTGCGCACACCTTCGGCGATGCGCACCTGGCGAAGGTCGCTAGTCAGCGACATGATGGTTCCTCGCGTGGTGCCGCCACGCTTGCGCGTTCATGTCTGGCATACCGTGTTTGACGAGGACCCGCAACACATCGGTGAACCTGACGTCGCCGCGTTTCGCGGACTCCAACGAGGATTTGATCTCTGCGCGTTCCTGTTTCGACCGGGCACCAACCCAGTCACATGCGGGGCAGGTTCGGGGCTCCAAACCTGCAAGATCGGCCAAGAGTGACATTCGGTGTTCCCTTTCCTTGGTGTTTCACCGGTCGCGTCGCTTGTCGCCTTCGATGCGTTCGAGGCGTTCGGTTCGCAGTTCCTCCCTCAACCCTCCGATGTCCCGTTGAATCTGTTTGAATCCGTCCCGCACCAGATCGCGTATCTCGTCGAGGTCGTCGCGCATGTTGGTGTCATGGGTGTTGACGGTCTGCTCGTGAATCTCATCGGTTTTCGCGTCGATCTGTCGGGCACGTTCCCGGCCCTTGCGTTGCCCTCGAACAGTGAGGACACCGACAATTCCCGTTCCGATCGCTGCGATCGTGGAAGGTAAACCGATGATGAGCAGTCCTATCAGGTCGATACCATCTTCGGGCTGGTACGCGGCATCCATTGCTTCGCGCACCGATTCCCACATCATGCGGCAGTGACCGCTCTAGTCGCAGAAGCCGTTCCGGGGTTGCCGCGGCGTTCCGCGCCGATAGACATCAGCAGTGACACCACTGCGGCGCCGCCGGACACTGACAGCACTGACACCCAATCGGTGGCGAGTAGGTCAACCGCGCCCGCGCCGAGTGTGGCGATCGCGGTTTGGGCGAACGTGCGGGCCGCGCGTTCGGCGGCGTCGATCCAAAACGAACGTGTCAACATCAGGTGGTCCCCCTTATGTGCGTAGGTAGTCGATGGCAGGCTGGACGTTGTAGTCCACGTGCGGGCCAGTGCGTTTCGCGAAGAACATGCCGGCGTCCAACAGTGCCTTGGTGATCGCGATCGCCTCCGGTAGCGGTGCCTGCACAAGTTCGACCACTTGGGCCAGCAGTGAATCGGGGCCGGTGAACAGGTCGAGGTCGCGCACGATCTGCCAGATGGCGTTTCGGACCTCTTGTGTGTCGCCGGGTTCGGTGCAGGCGTACAGGTCGCCTTGGTGGGCGTAGTCGCGCCACCACGGCGGGGTGTCGCGCATGCCGTTCGATGAGACGCCTTGGGTGTTGGACGGTGCCCTTGGGGAGCCGCCGTGATCGGCCCACACGTGACCGAGTTCGCGGTTCGGGTTGCCCCACGTCACGGCTTTCTCGATGTGCGGTTTCATCCAATGCAGGGAGCCGTCTTCGGGTGCGATGTGGTTCATCCACAGTTCGGAAACCACTACCGCGCCTTGGGAGTAGCCTGCTAGCGCGGCGCCGTGGGTTTCGATGCGTTCGCGCCACCTGTTGGCCTGGTTGTGGGTTTCGGTGATGGCGGCGGCAATGGATTTGCCCATCGGGAATGGTGCTGCGGGGTAGCCGATGGGTTGCCACAGGTATTTGTCTTCGACGGCGCGGGCGGTGTCGGCGTCGGGGCCGATCCACCAGGGAACACCGGTGCCGCACACGGTGATCAGCACGGGCCGGGTGTCCACGACGGGGCGCGGTAGGTAGCCCATGACGTACTTGGTTTCGGCCCCTACAATCCCCGGGATGTACAACCCCGCGCGCAACTGTCCGGCAGCGCTATATCTGGCTTGCATTTCGGCGACTGCTGCCGTCATGGCCTCGTCATAGAGCGGGGTGTCGGCCAAATCGCCCGCGTAGGAAGCGAACTTGCGCCGCATGAACGCCTTGATCTTGCGGATCTCGTCGGAGCTGTCACCGAGCCCGAGGCCAACGTACTGCCCGTCTATGCGCATCAGGATTTGTCCTTGACGTCGTAGCAGCCTTCGACGCCGAGCTTTTCGCCGATCGCGCCCAGTACGTCCACCACTGTGCGGCCGCCGAGCTGCGGCCAGCCGTTCAGGGTGTAGCCGCGCTGCTGACGCAAGGTCTCCACGGCGAGTTCGCGATCGGTCCAGTCGTCCGGGAAGCGTTTCACCTTCGGCGGTTCAGGTTCGGTCTTGCCGCCAGCCGCCCAGTGGTTGACGCGTTCGGTGAAGTAGTCCCACGGGAACCAGTCTCCGACGTCGGTGTGGGTGCCCCACTTGAACACGTCGGTCACCCACCGGTGGTCCGAGATGCCAGGTCGCCCATTCGTATACGGCGGTGGCACCACGAGCGGGGTGAAGCCGTACTTCTTCGCGTCCTGCACCGCGAGGTAGGCTGCGACGTCGATTGCGTTGGACTGCTTCATCCACTGATCCCGCATCCAGGATGCTCGCGACCCGGCGAAGCACAGGTTGATGCTGATGCTGTTGGCGTTGCCGACTGACCAGGCGGCGCGGTCGGTGTCGACGCAATCGACAACGGTCACACCACCATCGGATGCCTGCGAGATTGTGTAGTGGTAGGAGACGCCGTTGCCGTTCTGGAACCACTTGGCGAGGTTCTCGGCGGCAGCGTCGCCGCCGCCGCCTTCCTGGGTGTGGATCAGGAACATGGTGGGCTTGCCGCTGCGGGCGCTGTTGTTGGCCGACCAGATCGGAAACTCGTTATAGGCGGGCCGGTTTTCGGTCACAGGTTCCTCCGGTGTGGTTTCGTTGAGGGCACGTCGCAGCACCGACCAGGCTTCGTCCCATTTGTCGGCGTAGCGGTCGGGGTATGCGGATTGCTGGACTCGTTGCGCGAACTCGCCGGCCAACCTGGGGTTGTTGGCGGCGCGCCTGTAGTCGTCGGAGAGTCGTTCGAGGAACGTGTTGGCTGCTTGTGGCAGGGTCATCATGTTTTCGGGTGTGCCCCACCACGGTTCGCCGTTAGGTCCGGGTTGCTGCTGGAAGTAGCCGGAGGAGCGGTTGTCGTCACTGCGGGAGTCGTGCGGGTAGTTCTTCGTGGCGGGCACGCGGTCGTTGGCGGGACACCACCACTTGCGGTCATCGCCGGTTCCGGTGCCGACCTCGGTGGAGATGGTCATCAGGGCAATGACGGTGGCGAGTTCATCGAGGCCACGGGCTAGGGAGACGGCGTGGACTTCGCGGGCGACCTGTTCGCGGGTGCGTAGCGGCTTGTCGGCGAACCAGGTGAAGCTCATCGTTTGCTCCCGAGGATTCCGCCGAGAACGGGGATGGAGCGGAGCGCGCCGTCGATGATGTTGATGACCTGTTCTGGAAGGTTGGACAGGTCAGGGAGTTTCGCGACGATCTGATCATCCAAATCGGACAGATCGGGCAGGTTCTCGGTGATCCTGTCGGCGATGCGGTCAGCGATCCTGTCGGCGAGCGGTCCGAGCAGTTTGAGCAGGATGATTCCGAGACGGTCCATGTCGGGGGTCCTTTCATGCAGAAACCCCGCGCACCTCGTTGGTGGCGGGGTTTCTGTGGGGGTTGTTCAGATGTAGAAGAGGGTGTCGCGTTCGATGAAGAAGTCGATCGCTGGATGTCCTGTGGCGAACATCCACGAGATGAGTCCGGTGAGGGCGACACCGCCGAGGAGTCCGGTTCCGATCGCCCCTCGTTTGGTCATGACAGTCTCCTGACCGTGACGCGGGAGGTGTCGATGAGGTGTTTGCGGCCTTGGTCGTCAGAGACGGTGAGGACGGTTCCTGCGGTGAAGAGGATGGTGGCGTTCCAGCCGGCGGGTCCGTGGCTGGCGATGTGGATCTTGTTCATGGCCGGTCACCAGGGATCCGTGGTGGTTTTGGCGTAGCGTCCACCGCCGCAGTGCCGCTTGCACTTGTACAGCTTGTGTGGCTTGCCGTCTTTCATGACGGTCTTCGGGGTGCCGTCCGCGTTCTTCACCATCTGCCAGTCAGCCCCCGCCCCACCGGAGCCGGTGGCGCAGGCGTGTTTGTAGATCATGCCGTGGCCGGTGCCGTGGTTGTCGCAGTGTTTGGGTTGGGCGTCTGCGACGGCGGGTGTGAGGAGTGCGAGGGTGAGGGCGGCTGTGATGGTTGCGATGGTGGTGCGTAGCATTGGTGGGCCTCCTGTTGGGGGTGGGCCGTCCGGCGGGGTTGGTTTCTCAGGCCTATCGCCCCGCCGGGCGGTGTCTCAAGTTGATGAACGCAAGTCTAACCGCGTTTGACCACGTGCACAAGTGTTTCTTTGAGATACACTCCTAGATGTGACAATCATCGACCGCATGATCGCCAACCGGCAGAAACGCGCAGCGACTATCGCCGAGCTTGATGCCGAACTGGCTGCCCTCGTCTACGAGGCGATGACTGTCCACGGCATCACGTGGCATGACATTGGCCGCGCCCTGAAGATTTCCAAGCAGCGTGTGTATCAACTCCGCGCTGCTGGTGACCCGAACCGTTAGCGGGGTTATTCCCACTCGACCAGGACGTAGCCGTCACCGCCGCTGCCTGCGTTTGATCCGCCCGCGATTGTGCTTCCGGCGGTCCCCCCGCCGCCGTTCCCCGCGGGGCCGGAGCTGGTTCCGTTGCTGCCGCTGCTGATGCTGTTGTCGTTGGACAGGAGGCCTCCAGCACCCCGGCCGCCAGCGCCTGAACCGTCCGTCCGGCTTTGCCCGCTAGTCGGGTTACTACCGCCGTTGCCGCCTTTGCCGCCTGTATAGCCCGTTGCGGATACGCCGGAGATGCTGGTTGTACCGCCGGCCCCGCCGCTTCCGCTGGCCGACGAGCTAGTGCCCTTCACGCCTGCTGCCCCTCCGCTAGCCGTCAGGGAAACGCTGCCGGACGAGAACACAGTCGAGCCGCCGGGCGTGCCGTTATTGCCGCCGGACGTGCCTACCGCCCGCGCTCCACCGGCACCGCCGAGGCCCCGGATGAGGGTAAACGTCGAGCCGAGAGACGCGCGTGGAATCCAGACGCGGTCGATGTAGCCACCGCCACCACCACCGCCGCCGCCGTAGCGGTAGCCGGAGTTGGCTCTGCGGCCGGAGCCGCCGCCGCCGCCCGCACCGCCGAGGGTGACCCAGCAACCGGATGCGCCCTCGGGCACCTGCTCGTCGATCAGATCCTCGTAGCCGGGGTCTTCGCTGGAGATCGTGAACGGTTCAAACGACGGCCACACCTTGTCAAAGCTGGTCCCGTTCCACGTGTACAACTCAGGGTTGACGAACGCCGACCCGTTCCACACCTTGAACGCAGTGGGGTCAACGAACGCCGTGCCGTTCCAAACTTTCACGGCACCACCACGTACAACACACCCGTGGTTCCACTACCGGGAAGGGTGGTGCCCATCCACATGCCCTCAGCGGTCCCAGACTTCTGCACCGACCCGTCCGCTTTGGTGAGCGATGCTTGCACACCCGCCGACATTTTCGACGCCGCGATCGCCGCGGACGGGCTGACGTGGGTGTTGGTGATCGACCCGGATGCAATCTTCGCTGACGACACCGAACCATCGAGTGGTGTGCGTTGATCTGACAGGCGCGAATCGTTACCCACACACACCGTCGAGCCCGAGTTGCCGAGCGGGATACGGGCAATGTCCAGCGTGCCGGACGTGATGGATGATGCCGCGTGGGTGTGCGACGTGGCAGCCTTCCCATCCAACTGGGTTTGAACGTTCGAGGTCACGCCATCGAGCGTGTTCAGCTCGCCAGTCGAAACCGTCGCACCGGCCAGCACATTCACCTCACCGGCCGTCGCCACCACATCCGTGACATCCGCCAACACATGCGTGTGCTCACTGTCCGCCTTGCTTTCGGCGAGAGTGTGGGCGTCGGCGATGCCGTCCTCCATGTGGTTCAACGCCCCCGCCGACAACGGCGTCTCCGTTGACGGCGCGTTCTGCCACACCTGCTTGTCGTAAGCCATGAGAACCCCCTTCTAGGGCTGGTCCCTCAACCCGTGCGGCACCAGGCACGAATACCCGTCACCCGGAAGCACTTCCAACGCCATGTTGATCATGGCCGTGATCGCGTCCGACCGGGACTCCACATCCACATCGGCCGCGCCATCAGCCGTGACTTTCCAGCCCGTTTCGGTACGCGCGCCCTGCGTGATCAGGACTCCCTCGTTGTCGAACAGGCCCATCAGGTCGTTGCCGAATACGACGATCTGGTGATCGGTCTTGATCCGCATTACGCGACCCCTCCCATTGCGATAATCGTTAGCAGCGCCACAAGTCCCACCACGTGTATTGCTGTGATTGCGGCGAAGAAGGTTGGCGAAGACAGCCAGTCTGGCCAAGTTGACGGATGCCGAAAGATGAATGGCGCCCGCATCAAGCGACCACGCGAGGTGTGACGTCGATGCTCGCACCAGTCCCGGACACCTCGACGTTGCCGTCGTCGAACGCCGCCGAACCCACAAACGTGCCACCCGACGCCGCCGACCAAATACCGCCTTCAACGTAGGTGCCGGCGGCGACGGGGATGGTCACTTCGTCGCCCGTGTTCGTGCCACTCGACCCGCTCGTCCACGACGTGGCCTGACGGGCGTAACCGCCGCCCGTCGCCTCGTTCGTGCCCGTCGTGCCAGCCGCACCCGTATGCACACTGATGTACGAACCTAACGCCGCGATCGCATCCGAGGCGGCCTTGTGTGTTGCATTGGGAATGCCCATGATCCCGCTTCCTTTCCAGAACTTTATATTGGTGACAGAGCGACAGAGATGCCGCTCCACGGATTCGAACCGGACGATGTTGCACTCACGGTGCCGCTCGCCGAAGCTGTACTCAAAGCCACCTGCGTGCGAGACAAATCCGACTGTACGAGCGACCTGTTCGTCATGCCCGAGTAGGACGTCCACGACGAAACAGACCCGGTAGACCCGTTACCAGCAGCAAGCACGTGGATGACCAGACCACCCGCCGGAACGGTCACGGCCTGCGACGGGGATGCTCCAGAACCGTACGCGGTGGCCGTGCTGACGGACCCGACATGCGTCGCGGATATCACGTTCGCAGCCCCATACATTGAGCCGCTGTGTGTGATGGCAACCGACTTGGCTGATCCGCTGCCCGCCGCGGCGAGCCTCCACACCGACGCCGAGCCCCTGGTGGCGTCGTTGTTGTGGGAGACGATCGCCAACTGGGTCATCGCGACACCGCCGTAAGTGATGCCGGTGATCGATGGCTCCGAGCGGTCCCATGACACCGCCACGAAAACGTCCGCGCCTGCCGCTGCGGTGAAGTTGAACGTCTCTGTCTGCGTACCGCCGAAGCTGGTCCACACCACACCAGTGGCGCCGACAGCGTTGTACGCCACCGGATCAACACCGTTGTTGCCGACAGCGTCCATCCCCATGGTCGGCGTGACAGACACGCCGAACGTGCGGGCATACCGCTCCACTGCCGACATGCCGACCTGCGGCGTGATCTCCACGTCGAACACCGACGCGTACCGCTCCGACGCCGACATTCCCACCGACGGGGAAACGCTCACCTCGAACTCGCGGGTATACCGCACGCCCGCAGACCCGAAACCGACTGTCGGGGTGAGGGTCATCCCAAACCCTGGGCGCTGACTGCGCGGCGTCGGGAACAGCGACGTCGAGGGGAACAGCTCTTCGGACGGGAACAGCGGTGTGAACCCGCCAGGTTCACGCATCGCAATGTAGGGGTTCAATGCCAACCCGAATGAGGCGACACTCTTCCCGCCGCCGCTCATCCCCACCGCGGTTGGCAGCACCAAACCGAATGTGGCGGTGTTGCGTGCCACCGCCGACATGCCCAGCTCGGGAGTGAGGACCACGCCGAACTCCTGGGATGGCCCACCATAAGTGAACCCGACCTCCGGGTCGATGGTCACACCGAAGTGGGCGTGGACCTCGGCCCACCAGCCCGCCATCAGCCCGCCCCGATTTGCAGGTTCACCGCCAACGCCGACCACTTATTGCTCTGCGTCGACGTCGCATTCACCGTTCCCGTGTTCGTGGTGGTGTTCACACACAACAGCGGGTTCGTGCCCTCCTGCTTTGCCCGCACACGCGCACCCACAACCGACGTCAAATCGTAAGACGGGCCACCGCCACCACCAGCGCCGAACGCCTGCAAAGTCACACTGCCAGTAGGAACCGTCACCGCCTGCGAATGCGCAGTCCCGTTACCGAACGCAGCATCAGCCTCACCAACCGACACCACATTCTTGAACGAGATCGCGTAAGCGCTCACCCATCCCGGCCCCTTCACCTTCACAGTCTTCGCGGACCCGGAACCAGCATTGTCCATGCGGTAAATCGCCAACCCACCGTTCGAAGCACTGTCATTGTGATACACCGACCCGACCAGTGCGCCGCCACCCTCGGCGTACGTGACCGACGGAGCAGAACCCGAACGGTCCCACGACATCACCACAAACACTGTCGACCCGGCAGACGCCGTGAACGACTTGCTTGCACTGCCAAACCCGGACAACGGGTCCGACACAGCATCGAAACCCAAATCCACCGGGGCCGGAGGAACCGGCCAGTTCTGGTCATTCGTGATCGTGCCCGGATACAGCGTCTCAGCCAGCCGAACCCAGATTCGGGTCTGCGCCGCCAAGATCGGGTCGGTGGTGTTGATGTTCTCGTGAACCGCGATCGTTGCCCCGGAGTCGCGCTCGAAGAACACTGACGCCTCCCAGCCACCCGAGAATGCCCCTGGATGCCCGTACCACGTCCCGAAATTCTCCATCCCGTACCCGTAGTAGTAATCGGTCGGAATGTAGTAGCCCTTCGCGAACTTGCCCCACCCGCTCGGGTACCTCCAATAGGTGCGCATCCAAACATCGTGCGACTCTTCACTTATCAACTCGCCATCGCGGATGGCCTGAATGAACTTTGTGTAGTCGTTGATGTTCGTGGACAGCGCCCCGGCACTGTTCAGGAAGTTGGGGTTGATGTTGTCGGATCGCGTTGTGGGCGGCGGACATGGACCGGTCGGCGGCCACTGCGTTTCGGTCAATCCCAAGGGTTCGATGATGTCTTCGGTGATAATCTGTTTGATCGTGCGGTGCTCGGGGTCGACCTTCTCCAGCACCATGCCGATCAACGAGAAGTTGGAGTTGGTGTACGCGTAGTCGGTTCCGGGATAGAATTTCGGCTTGCCCTTCATGGTCGACAAGAAATCTTCTGCACCCTTCCACGGCCACGTTGGGAACAGGGTGTAGAAGATGGTGTTCGTACCAGCCGTGTACTCGGCGATCCCCGACCGCATCGATAGCATGTTCGCCATCGTGATCACCGTGCCGTTTGGGATACCCGGAACATACTGCTCGAGTGTGTCCTCCAGGGTGATTAGACCCTTGTCGACCGCTTGGAAGAACGCCACGACCGTGAACATCTTCGTCGAACTGCCCATGCGGAAATGGTCATCCAGCGTCAGCGGGCGAGCGGTGCTGCCCACCGACGTTCCATACGCCTTTGCGTAGCTGCCGCGCGGGCCGGTGATCTGCACGATGACCCCCGGCTGGCCGGACTCCGCGCGGGACTCCTCAACGATCTGATCCACCATCGCCTGATCCGCCGGCGACAACAGGTCGCCCTCTTCGTGTGCGGGGGTGGTGAACTCGAACACATCCGACGGATCGGAGATCCAGCCGGCATTGTCGATGGTTTGAACATAGAACTCGTACGTCGTGTTGGACTGAAGCCCGCTATGCGCCAGCGGGGGAAGAACCGGCTCGGAATTCAACTGAATGAAATCTCCGCCGGCATCTTTTTCTCTGGCGTAAACGAAGTAGCCTTGAATTGTCATTCGTCCGTCGCCCCCGACCAGGTGATAGTGAGTGAACTGAAAGTCGCCTCAGCAAGCTCGATCAGCGTGGGTGCCGTGGGTGGTGTCAGATCGGGATCCGGTTCGGGCAGCGGATCTGGGCGCAGATACACCCAGCCGCCGCCGGGGCCACCGTTACCGCCAGGCTGGAAGGCTGCGATAGAACCGCGGCCACCGTTACCGCCACCACCCGGCGACGTTCCCTTACCGCCCATGACCTTCTGGTCACCACCGCCGACATACTCTTGCCCGTTGAACACGAACGCGGCCGGCCCCCGCCCGACAGGGTTGGTGAGGAACCCGGCGCTCGTCCCAGCGGCGCCACCGCTCGCGGTGATGGATCGGGTCGGCCCGCCCGGTGTGGTGATCGTGATGACCGTGTCACCACCAGGAGAACCGTCACCCGTCCCCCCAATACCACCGGCGCCGGGAGTAAAAGTGATGATCGCGTTGTCGCCGAAGTCCTCACCACGAACCCAGATCGTCGCGTTGAACTGCCCCGGCTGCCCCGGTGCACCGTTGACACCCAGGGCGATCCCCTGACGGGCACCGCCACCGGCACCCAACGCGACCGGATCAATGTAGTTGACCCACTTCGCCACCGGAATGGTTGTCGACTCGGTCCCCAGGTAGCGTTTCTCCGGGTCGTGCTGATCACCGATCACACCGGTATCGACAGCGATACCCACCCACGGCACATTGTCCGACCACACAATCTGATTCCGCGGAATCGACGACGGCGGCGACGACGGGCTACTGGTGTTGTTGCGGGTCGATGCGCGTTTCGAAATCGGTGCTGTCGGATGCAACGGGAACTCATCGACCCGGCCCCGAATCTGATGCGTCCCGCCGACCGGCACAAACTCGTAACCCAGCAGGTCACTCGCCTCCGCCGCGATCACCTCGTCCTGAGGCAACTCGTACTGCAGATACGCACCCACATCAGGATCCGCGCTACCCGCATCAGCAATGACACTGAGGATGTTGTCCGATGAGTGGATCAACGCGGGAACACCAGTCGCGGTGTTCATCTTCCACACGTGCACATAAAACTCGGTGATCCCCTCTACGCCGTAGCCCATCCACGAGATCGCACCGATCGGCATGGACTCCTCGATGTAGTCCCACGCGATCAACGAAGCGGACTGTGTCGCAGACACCATGCCGGTGATCTCCGACAAGTTCATGTTGGAACGTTCAGACGGCCCCAACCCGCCAGCCGCAGGCTTGTTGGTGCGGATGCCCTGAATGATCCACGCGAAATCACCCCGGCTCGCCCGTGACGAGATCTCCCGAAGAATGTTGAACAGGTCAGCCAAACCCGCCCCGCCACCAACAACCCCAACCAGGCCACCAACAATGTTGTTGACGATCTCCTCAATCGTCTCCAGCAGGTTTCCCGGCCCCAGCATGCCAATGATGTTGGCGGGGTTGATGTTCTGCAACGCGTCGAACAAATCCTCAAGCGTGCTGCCCACCACCGAGATGCCACCACGGATCGCGTTCACTACCGTGTCGATCACCAACTGCACGTTTTGACTGATCGACTGGAGCAGGTCCGACAGGCCCTCCACCCACTCAGGGCGGATCGTGCCCGTTTGCTTCACCGTGGCATCGTCAAACCACACAGTCCCCGCCGTGGCACGCTCGTCCACGACAAGGCGGATCTGCATACCCGTGACATCTTCAGGCACCGTGTACTGGCCAGACATCAAGGTCCAGTCCGAATCCTGGGCCTGCGGCGTGTGAGTGACAATAGAAACGGGCTGCTGAGCCACCCCGTCAATGAACGGCACCACATCGAGCCGGATCGGATCGCCAGACCCCGAGTAATCCTCGTAGCTGACGTAAATCGACACATCAACCGACTGGCCCGCACCCACAGCTAAAACGTCGGAGGGCTCCTCCCCCGAACGCAAAGCGTGCAGCTTGCCGTTTGCGATAACCCGCACCGCGCCCGTGCCGTCGCTCGAATGCGACTTGTCAGGGTCGACAACCCACTCCGACCCTGAATCCACGGAATCGGCAGCAAACTTCGGCGCCGACAACAGGTTCGGCGTCTGCGCCGTGATCGCACCGATAGGCAGGAACGTCAACAACCGCGGCAAGACATTCCGCAGCGGGGCCAAGATAATGTTCACCAACTGGGCCGCCGCCTGAAGCGGGTTGAAGCTCGGATTGTTGAAGTCGATAGACCGGAAGAAGTTGCGGATATTGTCGAAGAATTGTGTTAGTTCCTCGATCCCGCCGCCAACCAAACCGGTGATCGCCTCGATTATGTCGCCGAGGATCGGGATGTTCAACGCCCAGTCGCGCAGCTGGTCGAACGACGCCTCCCCAGGGATGAACACCCCAGCTACCGCGCGCACCACCCACGCCAAAAACTGCTCAATGAACTGCTCACCAATCTCAAGCAGCTGCTGAACAGTGAACGGACGCTGCCACTGCAACGCCGACTGCTCCGGGTGAATACCCGGCTCCGACGGAACCGCATGCGCCCACTTAGGCAGCGGATCAAACGAATCAGTCATGACAGCGGCAAAACCTCAACCGAAAACATCGACGTAGAAGCAGAAGTCGTGTACGTCACCGACCCCGCCTGCCTCTCGCACCGGAAATAGATCGTCGCCGGTGTACCGGCCGCCACACGGTCAAACCCATCCGATGAGCCCGCCGCAGGTCCCGAAACAAGCGTCAGCCGCTCCGATTGCGCCACACCGGGGCACCGGCCGATCACGTTGCCGCCAGTCTCACCGTTCAACCGGGCCACCAAATCAACCCGAACATCCGCACCCTCACCGGTGACCACCGTGTACCCCTGCACACGCGGCCGCCAATCAAAAGGCTGCGCAGGAATCGACACCTGAGCCAAAGTCGAGTTCGCGTTACCCGATGCAGTGTTGTTGATCGACGCCGGAACATACCGGTCCCCCACACGCTGCGCCGCCAACACAAACCCATCAGCAGTCGAATTCACCACCGGCACCTGACCCGCAACCGGCGACGGATCAACATCCGTCGGGTCCCACACCGCCTCACCATCCGCGCCCTTCGCGCCGGCGTGCAGCGCCAGGTTCAACCGGTACACACCCGGCGTGGATGTTCCAGGTGGCGTGATCTCAGTGAACGACGCCTCCGCCGGGGTTGGATCGTCCGGGTCCAGCTCCGTCAAGTTCACCGTCGTATCGAACGTGGCCGGCATACCCGGATCACCCTTCTCGATCGCGGGCACGCCAACACCGATACCGCCCTGCGGACGCAACTGGAGGATCGCCGCACCCGCCGTAGGATCGACAGGAATCTCCACGATCCCCTCAAACAAATAGTGAGTCCCAGCAGGATTCAAAGGCCACGACATAAGGCACGCTCCATTCACATTGGGCGAGTTACAGAAAGAAAGGACGACCGCTGCTTATCCCTGAGGTGACAGCGTGAGGACCGACAACGTTTCAAAAATCCCCGTGATGAACCGCTGATGCTTCGCCAACGGGGCCTCCGACTTGCGTCCATCCCCCAACTGCGCGATCACCTTCCGCTCATCCTGGGAAACCCGCCACATGACGTTTTCGATGTAGTCAGTCACCATTCGGGTACGTGACATGAACACCAGCGACATCAGGCCGCCGCGAAAAACGTCCCGACCCAACGCATACTGGGCACCGTTGCGGAACTGCACCGTCGCCGTCGTCTTGCCCTGCGAATCAAACAAAGCGTTGATGAATGCAAAGACTGTCTCGATGTTGTACGGCGCTGAGGCTGTCGGATAGAACCGCTCGATCGCCGGATGGTACGGGCCAACTTCGTCACGGCGGTCGTAATGCTGAATCAACTGGAACGCCAGGAAGCTGTTGTTCAGGAACCCCGACAGCAGATCGGACGGTATGCCGGTGAATCCGACGACGATCATCAGCGAGTCGATCAGCCATGCGAAGGTGGCATTCATCAGGTCGTTCAACCACTTTGGGGAACGCCCACCAATGATGTGCTGCCAACCCTCGGGGGTGTGGTCAGTGATCGTGCACGCATCGATGCCGGTGTCCTCACCCGGCTCGGGGGCCACGAAATAGGCGTATGGCTGCTCGAAATCCACACCCAACGCGGGCGCATAGAACACGCCGTCCATGCCGGGAACCTGCTTGATGACAGGTTTGAAGATGTCCCCCAGCGACCCGCCAAGGTCAATCGTGGTGCGCAGCACCGAATCGAGCACGGTTTTCGTCGGACCAGTGATCTGCGACCGGTCCACTGTGGAAAACACGTAGGTAGGCTGGTCCAGGTTCGCCCACCTGTCAGGCTGCGGATCACCTGGAAGCCACAAATCCATGCGGGTATCCACACCGTACGACTGGGTAACGTCCTTGATGACGGCCTGAACGGTTTCCATCCGCACTGTGCGAGCCACCATCGGCGACGTGTCCAGCAGTGGATTGGTGCGTGACACATACACCGGGGTTCGCAGCATGCGGGTGAACGCCTGGACCGACAGCCCATCCCGCGACAGGGCTTGCAACACGGTGCCGAACCATGCCCGGATATCGGGATTTAACGACAGGCCGTTGTTGATGAACTCCAGCCACCCGGACTGCAACCGCAGAGCGCATTCTGCGACCATGTTCTCCACGACGGTTTGCAGCGCCCACACGAAGATCGCGTGCGAGAACGGCTGTGCCTGAATCGGCAGCCACCACGACGGCCAAATCACGTAGTAATTGAGGATGTCGCGGATACCGCGCAGTTCAGCGGTGCCGGTCCATGCGCTGTCGCGGTACTCGTAGGTGTGGTTCTTCGTGTAGAACGCATACCGCAAACCGGCTGTCTCGACGATGACACCGACCATCGTCTTTTTGCAGTCCATGAACAAAGGGATGAGAGGGCTGTTCCCTTTGAGGACGATCCGGCCGGTTTCAACATCGTTGCGCGGGTCAGCACCCGACGCCTCGATCAGGTCGCCACCGACAGCGCCCATCGGCTGCCAAAACTTGTCGCACACCGTGAACCGGAACGACGTGTCTACCTTCGATTTGCGTTCTGTCAACGCCCGCGCGGTTCGTGCGATCCTGTTGGGGTCGCCGGACTGGAGGGCGGATTGCCATGCGGCTGTTTCGCGTTCAAACTTCGACAACTGTCATCCCCCTCCTTTCCTGGTTCACAGGCGCCCACAAATTCACCCCTCACCGAGGTATTGGCCGGGGCTTGCCACTCCAGTGGCTACATCGGGTAGCGGCGCAACGGAGTCCCCGAAAGAATCACCTTCGAGTCAGCGTTGCCACCAACAATTTCTGTCTTCACAAAGAACTGCTGCGCCGGTTCGCCAGGTGACTTCGCGGGGATCGCCGCGTTCTCACTGAACCGGCCCGACAGGTACTTATAGAAATTGCCCTGCGGGGGAACAATCCCAAACATCGACCCAATCTGGTCGGTGAACGCGTTCCGCTCCGAGAAGAACGACAACAACGACTTCACCGCCTGCTGGAAAATGTTCAACTCCTGCGGCGACGGCGGCACCGACGTCAAATCCTGCACCAACGTCGTCTGTGAGCGCGGGTCGGTACGTAGGAACACAATCTGATTGGGCAGCAGCGGACCAAACTCCACATACTCATCCGCGCCGGGACCGTCATACAACCGGAACGTGCCCGGGCCAAACAAGGTCGCATCCCAATACATCGGCTGGTCACCAACATTGACCATCGACACAAACCCCGACTGCGTGACATTCGCATTGTCGCCCGCCGACACTTTCCGCACCGGAGCTGGTGTCGCCTGCGTGATCAACGCGCCACCGGCCTGCATACCAAACCCAATACCCCGATAATCCGGGCCAAGCTCGCTACCAGTGCCGGTTTCCTTGTGCGACAAGATCGGCAACCCATTGCGCAACACTTTGAACATGCGCGGATCGCCCTCATACCCGGCAACCAGGGTGAACTTCTCCCCAATCAGCGGGGCCACCAGAAGCGGCCGCTGAAACATCACCGTCTGCGAGAAGTTGTTGAACCTCGACAGCTTGATCCAGTTGCCCTGCACCCGCATGCGGATGCCATTACCGTCCCAGTCTCCGTTGCTGTCGCGGCCCATGCGAGCCCACAGGTCGTTCGCCCCACTATCAGGCAGGCTCCACTCTTGGAACCCTCCGAGCACCATCGACACAACCTGATTGTCGGTGTCGGTGTCGAAGTCTTTGTACGGGCCGCACACCACCTCGCGGGTATCCGTTGTCAGCGGATCGTCCGGGTCGTCCCGCCACCTCGCCTGGTCACCATTGGCGTAGACGTACCCGCCGCCGTCACCCTCGTAGTACAGCGGCCAGTCCGCGCCGAGGTCCTGCGTGCCCGACGTGTCATAGTTGAACGTGTCGGTCATCGACTCATACTCGAACTGGAAACTCGCCGTGTAGTCGTAGGTACGCCAGAACCCCGAATCGGCCCGCAGGCGCAAACTTTCACGCTGCCGCTTGCCGATCTCCAGCGGTGCTTGCGGCGCGCCCTGGAACCACCTGACCGGCGCCCACCAGTGCCCCATGTCGTGGGTGAGGAAGTTCAACGTCGATTCCTGCTTCGCGTCGATCGACGCGACCAGATCGCGGTAGACCCTGCGCGTCCACTTCGGCGACCGGCCACGGCATTCCACCCCCACCTCAACCTCAATCGGGTCGTAGAGCGCATCAATATTGGTGATTCCGTCCTCGGTGGCGCCCTTCTGGTCGATGTGCTTCCACGGCGGGATCAACCCCTTGAGTGATGTGAGGTGCACCATCTCCGGGGCTACAACCCGGTCAGGGACCGCCATCCCGCCCATCATGTGGAAAGTGATCGACCCGTCGTAGGCGTCGAGCCACATCATCGGCTTTTCACCCTTGGCGAGGTCATACCATCCGTGCGGGGTTACACCAGTGGCGGGGTAATGCTTCTTAGCCATTTACCCTCCCGGCATGACGTACTGGTTTTGCAGGTGATACGCGATGTCGCGGCCTGTTCCGTCTTCGGTGGCGCGCTGGTTGTTGACCGTGATGTTCGTGTCGCCACCCTGGTTGACTTGGGTTTGACCCTGGCCTGTGGCCTGTGGGTCAATGTCCTTGCGCTGCTGGGATGCTTGGCCGGCCAGGTTCGGCAACGCCGGGGCCGCACCAGCAATCCCCCCGGCAATGCGGGTGATCCAGTTGTTGTTCGCCAAATCCGAACCACCCGTAGGCAAGAACGTTTCCATCAACCCTTGGGCGCCGATCGCGGCGACTTGACCGCCGTACTCGATGGCACGGTTGATCAGCTTCACCCCAGTCTGCGCGGCCTGACCCGCACCCGGTGCCATCGCATCCAGCGCCATACCACCGGCCTGCACCGCCATGCCAAGCGCACCACCACCGTCCATGCCGATACCACCGGAACCGGACCCGGCATACGGTGCGACGTTCGCCCCGATGTTGGTGGTGTTCGTCGGCCCGCCAGTGAACAGGCCTTGCGGTGCGCCAGCGGCCATCGGGCCGCCACCGCCGCCCGTGGTGGGCAGCGGGGCAGGATTCGTCGCCCACGCACCCGACGACACCGGAGCCGGCGGGTTATTCAACGCAGGGTTGGTGTTCTGCGGGCTGTACAACCCCGGAGCACCCGCCGCCGCCGACCCGCCAGGAACCGACGTCACCGGCCGGTAGTAATGCGACGTGAACGCCGGATCGTCGGCGCCCGTGCCGCCAATACCGCGCCGCGCCGCTGCCGCGTCACTGCCCCAGTTGAACGGGGTGCCGCCAGGCAGCGTCGCCTGCATGTGGCTGGCGTTGAAACCGACCCGGAAATCGCCAGGCCCGCCCATGCCCTTGACGAATCCACGCGCAGTCAACCACTCGTCCGCATTGTGGGTCGACATGCTCGCGCCGGTCGTCGGGCGGCCATCCATCAAGTTGACCAGATCCTCAACAGCGCTAGAACAATCAGCCAAACCCTGCGTCAGGTCGCCGCGTTGTTCTTGTGTGTACCGGCCCGCCGGAACGTTGGCGAGTAGCGCCGCGTCACCGGGATAGGCACCGATCGGCGTCATGGACACACCGGTCGCACCGGCGGACGGGTAGGAGCCCCGGTCATACTGGTTGTTCTGGTACTGCGGCCCGAACACACCCTGCGCGCCGAGCACACCCATCAACCCGTGCCCGCCCTGGGTCGGGTTATAGGCCGAAATGGCCTGCAACTGCCCCAACAACGGCGCGGCGGCAAGGTTCGCCACGAACTTCGTGATGTTCTCCGCAATCCCCGCCAAACCCTTCGAGATACCGAAATCCTGATCAAGCTTGGCGCCGATCTGCCCCAAATCCTTGACATGCTTATCGGTTTGCTTCGTCAGCTTCTCGTACTGATTCGCCCGCGCATCCGACATGCGCATCTCGGCGGCCTGAAGGTCACGTTCCGCTTCGATCACATCGTTACGGGCCTTGAGCCGGTCCTCTTCGGTCGCTTCGGTGGACTGCTCCAACTGGGCTGCGCGGGCACGCTTCTCCGCCAGTTTGTGGCGGGCATCCAGATACGACGATTCAGCGGAGAACACGGCAGCGTCCTGCGGCATGCCAGGAATCCCCGGCGGCAACGTCGTGTCATACGGCACCACCGGTGCATCCGGCAACTTCGGGCCAGACGACGACGACCCGCCGGCACTACCCGCAGCGCCCGGAAACAAATCAGCCAACGGACCATCAGGACCCGCATCAGCAGCAGCACCACCACCACCACCACGGCGCCCGCGTCGGTCCTCCACGGAAACATCCAACGGGATCTGACCGGGAAGGTTACCGAACGGGGACGCTGGACCGTTCGAGTTCGCATCCACAAGCCCTGGAATCGGGATACCACCAACCGTTGGCGTGCCAGGCCCAGGCCCGCCGCCGAGCTGCGGAAGCGGAGACGGCTGAGGATCAACCCCCGTGCCGCCCTGAATGTTGCGGTCCCACCACTCACGGGCTCTGCGCCCCAACTGGTCTGGCGTGTTCGAATGATTCCAATTCTCCGCACCTGGAATCGCGTTCTGAATGGCCTGTTCAATCTCGGGGCCGTTCTGCGCGACCAGGAACGCCAACCACGCCGGGACCGCCACCCGCGACAGCGCAGCAGAGATTCCCTTAGCCGACTTATCGGCAGTCGCGGGAAGCCCCGCCAGGGTAGTGCTCACTGTTGAAAGGGATTGCGTCAACGCGGTAACACCAGCGATCGACTTCCACGCCACGAACGCGGTCACTACATCACCAACGCTGATGCCTATCCGGTCCAGCATTTCGACCACACTCGACAGCGCATCCCACAGATCCTGCGCAGTCTCGACCGCACCCTCGAACGCATCCTTGATGTCGTCCTTGTGGGCAACGATCCACGCGTTCAAGTCATTCAGCTTGTCGGTCACGTTGTTGATCGACTTCGCAAGCGCCCCGGGACCCTCAGTAGTGTCCAGCGGGTCACCGAACAAAGCCGAAATGAAGTTCGCACCAACACGACCCACAGCGGCGTTCATGTTCGACAAGGCACCGTCAACGGTGTCGGCCAGCTTCTTCGACATGCCACCGAACTGGCCCTCAATCGCCTGCACAAGCATGCCGAACGAAATTGTGCCGTCCTGCGACATCTTCTGAATCTCGGCGCTCGTCAGGCCGAACTCTTTCTGCAACGCCGCCTGAACATTGATGCCACGCTCATTGAGCTGCAACATCTCCTCGGCCTGCAGCTTGCCCTTGTTGAACACCTGGTTGAAGATGACGGCCAGGTCGCCGAACTTCTGCCCTGACGCCCCCGCCGCGTCCGCGATCGCCGTCAACGCCGCCTGCAACGGGCGGCCCTGCTTCACCCCACCAGCAAGGAACTGAGTAGCCGCTTTCGCCGCCTCGTCCAACGCAATCGGAGTGCCAACGACGACCTCGTTGATATCCGACATGATCGTCTTGACCTGCTCGGCGCTGTTCCCCATCGCGGAAAGACGGTGCGACGTCGCATCAAGAGACTTGTACCTGTCGAAACCCTTGAACAGGGCAACACCGGCTGCTCCGATGATGCCTGTCGCGGCCGCGGTGAACGCGGTGCCCAACGCGCGGCCAGCCAACGCGCCAGCCTTCGACGCAGCACCCTCATACCCCGACAGGGCAGACGAAAACCGTCCCGCCACAGGCAACGACGACGCCAAAGACGAACCAAACGACGACCCAAACCCCCGGCCCGCCGACACACCATGCGACGAAAAACCATCCACAATGCGAGAACCCGCAGCCTTCGTCGCACGATCAACCTCACGCGACAACTGCTCACCAGCGTTACGGCCCGCAGCAGCAGCTTCCTTGGTGACGTTCTCGCCGATCGCGCGGCCAGCAGCCGAACCGCCACGCGCCCCAGCCGCCTCCATCTCACGCTCAATGTTCTTCGCCGCCACCGCAGCAGCACGCTCATCAAGACGAGAAATAATGTCCACATAGATCGGCATCAGACACTCACCTCCCGTCACCAGCCGAACAGATCGGCCTCAACCTCACGCTGCAACTCGTGCGCCTCAACCGACGCTCTCGCTTTCTCCAACCGATCAACCGGATCCTCAAAAGCGAACGGCTCATACGCCGCTTTACGGCTTCTCGATGCATGGAATGACGCCCTGAACCGGGCGATCTCGTTGTACGTTTCCGCCGCAATCAACTCCGACTCAGACCAGCGGCCCCCGCGAACAGCCCGCGCCACCGCGCCATTGACCGGCGCGAAATCCACATACAACTCCCGAACGCGTTCTTCAGCGTTGTCCACGAACCGCACCCCGAACAGGTCCAGCAACTCCAAACTGGACAGCCTGCCCTGATGCCAATCGGCGACGCTCAGCCCGAAAAACCGCCGCAGATCACTCGCTATCTGCCTCGGATACAGTCTCCAGAACCACTGAGCTTCCATCACTTTTCGAGTCGGACTCAGCTCGCTCCGCGATTGTGAAACCCTGCTCCGTCCACGCCCGCCACACATCCCGGGCACCAGCAGGACGCCCGTTGATCTTCTTCGACCGCAGGACCTCGTAGTTGTCCATTCCCAACACGACCTGAACGATCCGCACCTCACGCGGCGGCGACACACGCTTACCGTCCTTGTAGTACGGCGGCCCCTTGACCGCGCCGGGACGGGTCTCCGCCGGCAACACCATCTCGTTGCCGTCACGGTCCTTCACCGTCTGCTCCGGGATGTACAGGTCCGGCTCCCGGTCATAGGTTTCGATCTCTTCGAGATACGCCTCGTAGGCTTCCAGCGCATCATCGTCGAGCATCCGAAGGTTGGGGTGCGGGGGGATCGTCATGGTGGTGCCGTCATCGAACCGAAGGACACGATCAGCGAACGGCGAATCGAACTCGGTGGCCTGTTCACGCGCGGCGGCACCATTGTTCTCGGGTTTCTTCACAGACATCAGGGGCTTCCTTAAAAAGGGGGGGCTTCGGGGTTGAGGGGTTGGGCTGGCTTTATGTGGGTGCCTGCCGGGTGGGTGCCAGCCCCAAACCAACCCACCCGGCAGGACGACTTACCGGCTAGCTGCCGTCCGAGTACTGCTCAGCCCAGCCGGGGCCACCCATCCACACATAGAAGTAGCCGGGCACCAGAGCGATCGTCCCCGCCGGGTCGGGCCGCATGAAGTACTCATTCGGCAGCACCTTGTACGTCAGGTCCGCCGCGTCCGGGTCGGTCTTCGACCGCTGCTTCGACGCCTGGTCGTCCAGCTTCACCGCCGGGTAACCCTCAGCGCGGTAAATGAACCCGCCCGAGGTGCGGCGCGCGTACAGCAGCAGAAGCTGGTACTCCGCCGAGTCAGCGTCCAGCAGCGGACCCTCACCGTAGTCAGGGGTACCCGGAAGAGCCACCAACGGATTACCCGCGTTGTCGCACAACGGAAGTTCCGACTCCAGCCGGTGAATCAGCGGATCAGCCGTACCGAGCGCCACGAACCGCACCGAGTACGACTTCTCCGTCACCTCAGAATCGACCGGGAACTTCGACTGCAACACCATCAGATCGTCAGAGGTGACGTCCGGTTCACGCTCCGCACCGCCATCCTCAGGGTTGCAGCCGATGTGCCACCAACCCTCATTCGGGGCAGTGTTGTACTCGTACTTGCCGTTCACCTTCCGGCGGATGAACAGGTCATCGCGAATCTTGCCGTCCTGCGCAAACGGCGACCACTTCACCGTCACGCAATCATCCTCGAACGGCGACATGTCCGTCGCGGCACCGCGATTGTCGCGGATGAACACCGCCTGCAGCCCGCCACGCTCGATGAACGGCTTGTGAATGTCAGTGAATCCGCCGGCGCTCCAGTCGGTGCCGGTCAATGGCTGCGTCATAGGGACGCTCCTCTCATTTGGATAAGGGACCGGATTGCGAAAATTTCCGGCGAACAAAAAAGGGACCCGGCGCTACCGCCAGGCCCCTTGTCAGGGCTGAAACTTCAACTAGATGTACTGAACACCGATCTCGTAGCGGCCCACATGCCGCACCAGGTGACCGTCGTCGTCATACTCGACGAGGACCGGTTTCATCAGCACACGCGCATAGTCGATACGCGCAACAACACCACCGCCGAGCGGTATCTCCACCAGCGGATCAGAGACAAGCTCCAACATCCGCTGATGCGTCAACTCGGCTTCATTCTCAGCGGCCTCATCAGACGCGGCGAACGTGTGCACCGACACGACAGCAGAATCGCTGCCCTCTTCGGGAACATCACGACCATCGACACGACGAACCACACGATGCGGCAACGGATCACCCGACAAACGGCGAGTAGAAACCTTTCCCAGAGGGGACAGCCACGCCACCATCACACGATGGATACTCGGCGCTGAATCAGTCGCCATACGCGTTGCCGCCGAACTGTTTAGCTGTCTTCTGGGCAGGCGCGTACTCGTCGTTGTGCGCCGACCCGAACTCCACGAGATGCGCCTGCGGATCAGTCGCGCCGACCTTCCCGCGACCCTTGTTCGTGGACCGTTCCGTCACCTGAACAGAATCACGGTAAGCGCCGGTGCCCACGGGAGAATTGTTCTTCCACGCGTCAACAACCTCGTCCATGAACTCGTTGACGCCCTGATTCACCTCAGGCAGTTTGTCGAAATCATCAAGCCGCACACCGAACTTCGCCAAAGGGTTCTTCCTCGTTGGACCGTTCGCCACGATTCATCACACCTTCCGCAGCTCCGCCACCAAACCCGGCGCCCAACCGTGAAAACCCATGTTCCAGTCACGAACCGCAACCACATCGAACACATCCGGCCCGTACCCCACACGGTCTTTCACCTTCACCGGCGAACCGGGCGGCAAGTACAGGTCAACATCGATCGTTTCGGTCTCCACAATCGAATACGTCCCCACCACCTGCACATGCGGGGCAAGTTGGATCACTGGAACAGACACCCCAGAACCGAACTGGGGAACCGTGTTCCCCAAACCATCCGACGAGTCACCGACGTGCGGATAGTGCGTCACCGTGTACGGAGTAGGGAACGTCATAGCCTGTGAATCGTGATCGTAGGTGCAGGGTTAGCGAACCGCTTCGCATCTTCCAACTCGTCCCGGGTGAACACTGCCGTCCCGGACACCCACTCTGCATTCCGCTGGGTGAACGGCCCTGCCGTCAGCGATACCGCCTGCGATGAAACCGAACCCGGCGTCACCGTAAGGTGACGTGCAGCGACCGCAGCCACAAACTCTGTTACAGAGTCGGGCACACCTCCGCCAACATATTCGACGATCACCACTGTGCCGGTAACGAGTGAACACCCATTTCGGGTGACATCCACATAGTTACCGTCTTGGTTGAAGTCGACTTCTTCTCCACCGGTAAGCGTGACTGCTTCGACTTCATCCACCACACCAGGAAGCCACACGCGCCCATTGACGACCTGCGCCCGCACCCGAGTGGCCCCGGTGGTGAACACCCGCCCGGTGACGCGCTGGAAGGTGTCACTGACACGGCCCAGCACGCCATCCACACGGGAAGACTGCTCCGGTGTGAGCGCTGCTGCGCCCGGTAATCCAAGCGCAGCAGCAACGTCATCGGCGGTAGCAAGCAACATCGCTGTGGCTAGCTGCCCGTCTTATTGAAGACGACCACACCAGTCGGGCGAACAACCTTGCCGCCGTACACGTGCAGAGCGCGGATACGGTCTGAGAAGCTGTCCTGGTCGCGCAGCGCCTCGACGGTGTCGATCTGCGACACATACGCAGCGGCCGACGGATGGAACGCGACGAACTGCTCATCGTCAGTGTCCCGCAGGTTGTTCGACTCCACGATCCGGGCACCCAGCAGGTTCCCGATGGTGCCCGCGCGCAGACCAGCAGCGTCGCCGGAGGTGTCCGCGCTGGTCAGCTTCGACCCGGACGACCGCAGCCAGTACGCCATCTCCGCGTTCACGACAACGACACGCCCAACGTTCGGGACGTTCGCCTTCGTCAGCTCCTTGAGCGCCGTGGCGATCAGGTCGAACGCATCATCAGCATCCGTAGGCGCCGAACCGGTAAGCGCGGTCCCGTTGTCCACCAGCATGTCAGCGATGAACTTGTCGGTATCAATTGCCAGGGCCGTGGCACCAGCACGGGTGTACGCCTCCAGCGAACCCGCAACCTGAACACGGTCGATGTCATCGACCAAGAAGTCGATCGACTTTTCCTGATCGATGAGCAGATCGACGCCGGTGTCGGAAATCGCGTCCGCCGAGGTCTGCCGGCCAGCGGCCTTGTAGTCCTTGACGGTAGGTGACACCACGCCAGCGATGTGGACCACGTTGCCCTTGTTTGCGATGCCCTCGTACTCGCGGTTGACGAGGTTGGCGAAAACGGTCTGGGCGGCCCACTCCTCCAGGAGCATGTCCGACCAGAGTTCTGGAATGAAGTTGTTGAAAGCCATTTTTGGCTCCCTTCTGTGTTAGTGGAGTTCTCCACGTAGATAGCTGTCAAGTCGGCCCTCTTCTCGCGCCTTCTTTCGCTCGGCAGGCGGCAGCGCCGCATACTCAGCCGGTGTGAGAGGCTTCGGGCCTTCAACCTTCTTGTCTGATGTGACTTCCGACGTCGGCACGGCCGACGATGCCGTTTTGGCCTTCAGCGCTTCTTCGATCCGCTTGTTGACGAACTCGTTCCACCGGTCGGCGGATTCGCGCATCTCTTCCTCGGTATCGCCATGAATGAACTCCGGATCGACTTTCGTTTCACGCGCCACATCACTTCGGATGCGTTCACGCTCAGCCGTCTCGAACTTTCGTTCCAGTTCTTCGATCCGGGACAGCGGGTCGTCTCCGATCTTTTCCTGCGACTCGCGCCACTTCTTGGCGTCCGCGAAGTTCTCCTTGGCTTGCGCCTCGTTCTTGCGGGCCATTTTCTTCCAGAACTCGACCGTCTCGGTTGGTTTCGGAGCTTGCGTTGGCTCCTCAACCGTGGCGGTTGCGTCCTGGTCGCCTGCCGGTTCCACTGGCTCCGTTACGGCGCTGTGTTCCGACGTTTCTGCTGTCACATCATCAGACATGAGGGTTTGTTTCCTTTGCGGATGGGTTTTCTTTGTGCCATGCCCCGTTACGGGACATGTGTGCGTTATCCAGACCGCCGGGGGTCAGCGCTGGATGCTTCTGGGGCCTGAGAACTTCTGGTCACGCCATGCGAGGACGGGTCCAACCTCGCCGTGCTCCCGAGTGACGATCAACTTTCGGTAGTCAACGGCGCGTCCGCCGCGATCCGCGATACTCGCGAACGCCTTCACCTGGTCATGCGTCTCGTTGAGAAGTTCCGTGCTGATTGTGTCGAAGTCCATCCCCGGGGGGATCACGTCGATATCGCAATCGCATCCCGGGTGAATGGGCATCAGCGAGTTTTTGCGGTACCGCATGGTTGATGCGATGACACACAGTGCGCAGTTCTCGCTGCCGGTCAAGACGCGGCGGTAGAACTGGACGCCGCTGCGGGCGAACGACGACCTAGCCTGGTGCGTCTTTGCAAGTTGCAGGTCGGTGCCCGCCAGGTTCTCGATACGGCGCTGACCGGCCCGGAGTGCCGCTGCGACGCTCTTACCTTCCGACAGTGCCGTACGTGCTGTGATCACAGGTCGCGCGTACACATTCTCCGACGGCACACCGCGAATCTTGGAGACCTCGACGGCCTGCACCGGTGACTGCTGGGTGACTTCTGCGATGTAAACCGAAGTCATGGCAGCCATCGACTCTTGGGCCGCTTGGACAACCGGTGCCACCGAAGATGTCAGCTCTTGCAGTCCACTGTCAGACAGCGTTACCGATGTCCACGCTGCGGACACATATTCGAGCAGTCTGCGCCTCAGTTCAGCGGTCGCAGCCGCATACTCAGCGTGATCCATCTTCCTGGGGACGCTGCACCGGATTGCCGGCGAACAGGGTTATCTGCTCACGCGCCCTATCAAGATCGTCCTGCTTGATCTGATCGGCGTTGTAGTTCAGGATGTTCCGCCGGATAGACGCCCACGACTCGCCGGCCGCCTTAGCCAGAGATGCTGCGGAATACTTCTCCCCCAGCGTCACACGGTCAGGCGACTCAAACGACACATCAACGGTGTCCTCAACCGATTCGCCCTCAATCTGCAACGCCTTAACCAAGATGGCCTCCAGGCCGATCTTCGCTATCGACAACCGATCCTCACACTTGAACAGGAAGCCCTTCTCAATGTTGTGCGCACCCTCAGCTGACTGGTTCGCGCTGTCCGGCATCAGCATCGGCAGCGGAGTCTTGGTCGCCGACGACAGCTGTCGAATATGCTCCTTGATCGCCGACAACATCGGAGTGAAGTCGTTCGCCTGGGACTCCCAGATATCAACCCCAGGTGGCAACTCCCACAACGCTCCCGGCGCGGCCTCAAAGATCGAGGCGTAGTCGATCGCGTTGCCGTTCTCATCGACCTTCGGCAACCCATGCTCCGTCGACTTCAACGCCCGCTGCCGGAAAGCCTGAATCGCCATCGTGGACAACAACTGAAGCTCAGCCCGGTTGATCCGGTTGATGATGTCAATGTGAGGCTCCACCTCGCCCATGCCATCAGGGTTCTGGTACACCACCACCGGCGGCGGCGAACCGGTCACTACAGCATCGCCAACCGGAACCCACGAGTCTGAGATTCGCGTCACCAGCCTGCGCCGGGACGATGACTGCACAAAGCACGGACGGGCGAACTTCTGCCACCCGTCACCCGACCACACAATCGCAAAATCCGACTCGGCATCGAGGTCCCGCCACCACCGCATAGCGGCCCTGATCCGCCACGGCTGCAGCGGGTCAACGCTGACAACCATCGTCTCAGGAGAGTCAGCTGTGATCGTCGCCGTACCGTCATCACGACGCCAGCACGTCAAATACGACTCGCCGAAGTCCAGCCCATACTTGACCCACTGCTTACACACGGAATCCATGCGGTTATCCCGCCAAATGCGCCGGGCACGTAACGCCAAATCACTATCGGCGGAACCACCAACCGTGATGCCATTCGGGATGATTCGGTCAGCAACAGAGTCACGCACCATCAGACCCCAGTTGGTGCGCGCCTCACGCTGAAACGAACGCCACGCCGCAGATGTGTTCCTCGTCAACTCGGGCAGCGGAGCATCCCCATTGGAGTAACGCGCCAACAAACGCACCCGCGACATTCCGTCGTCGATACGCTTCGTCAATACCGGGAGCCATTCCGCTGGCGTTGAAGCAGTCAACAGCTGACCCCCTCTCTGTCTCTATGTCGACTAGTAGATCCGTCTAGGCGCAAACACTTTCGGGCGCGGACGCGCACCATCACGACGCGCATCAACACACGCCTCCCACGACAACATCCCCGCCATCGCAGCATCAAACTTGTCGGCCAAACGGCCATCCTGCTTCTGCATAACCCACAGAGGCTGGCCCGTATCGTCCACCAGCTTCAGCTCACGCCGACCCGCATGACCCATATGCTCAACAAACTTCGGCCGCCACACATTGGCAGCCAGCGCCGCGTCACCAGTCGCCAATGCATCGGCATAACCCTGCGTCGCAGCAGCCACACGCCTCAAACTGCCGCCGCCGCCAACAGCCCACTCCACAACCCGATCCGGGAAACGGCCCGCCCACGCGGCGATCGTCGAATCCCAGCCCCACGGATCGCAGTACATGCGCCACACCTCAAACCGCGACATCATGTCCACAACGAGCGCTGTCACCTCATGCTCAGGGACTTCCCACTCTTCGACGTTCTCGGGCCGCTCCCAACAGCCCAACAACATCTGGCGTCCCGTCGCAATCTCAGTGACCACGACAGCCGTCGCATCTCTCCACCGCGACCCGTCAAACCCAGCGGTGACGAACGCTCCATCTGGGACCGTCTCATCACACTGCACTAGGCGTGTCATATCGAACGCCTGCGAGCCCGACTTACGCCACCGATTCAGATAGACCCGCTCCCAGTAAGCGCGGTCAATACCAGTACGGTCGTAGTCCTTCGCGATCCGCTCAAACTGACCAGGACCCCACTCCCCAATAGGGCCAGTGGCATCCGCGACAGCAGCAACACGCTTCTCCACCGTCGACAAATCATCATGCTCATCACCGGCCCAACGGCGGAAGAAGAACAGCGACGGGTCCTGCCGCTCGCCCCTGGCGATAGACTCCGCCTCAGCTAACACGTCCTCTTCGATGCTGCCCTGCCCCGGCTGCCCAGCCGTAGACGTGTACAACGTCCACGGGTCCTCCATCGGCCGCTTCGGCATGTTCTGCAACATCGTCTCGTGCGCATCACGATGCCTCGGCATAAACAACCGGTGCGGCTCATCGAAATGCTGAAACGTCGTCCGCGCGCCATCGCGAGACCCCGGAGCATTCGACACAGCAACAGCGAACCCATCCTCACCACCCGAAGGTGACAACCGGACGATCCGCTCCTTGCTGATATCAAACAGATCAGCATCGGGGCCGTTCTCCAGGATGTACTTCAGCACACCGAACGCAAGCTCTGACACCTGTTCCTCGGTGACCGCCATCATCGGAATCACCGGCGACCGCACCGGCCGCCCCACCGGATTGCCGGCAGAATCGAACCCGTCACACCGAACCGGCGCCTCTGGATGCAGCTCCACACCGCAAATCCACGCCGCGAACTCGGTCTTGGCTACGCCCTTCCTGAGTTCGACACCAGCCCGTTCGAACCGCCGACGGCCAGCCAAACGGTGCCCACGCGGATACAGCTCGTACAGCCGATACACCAGCGCGCGCTTCTCATCATCGAGACGTGCGGCCTGCCCCGACAGTGAGCCAGGGCCGAACACCATCCGATCTTCAATGAAGTCACAAACCTGGGGACCTAACGTAGGAAACGTTAAATCCACAGGAGGGACTTGCAAGACAGCCATAAGGCCGTCAGGTCACAAGCTTCAAACGAGGATCGTCACCAGGCTCCGGTGGGCACACAGGCACAGCCTCAGACTTCCGCCGCTTCGACCCCTTAGCCTTCGAATCCTCGGTGGCCTCAATCTGCCACTCCAAACGGCGACGGGCCAACGGATTCGTCCCGTAATCAGTGTCGGCCTTCTCCAACCGAACCTGAGCCTCCGCACGCGCCTTCGCGTTATCGGCAGTCCAAAAATCGTTATAGAGCATCGCCACACGGAACAACCCGTTGATATCCGAGTCTGTGTACTCCGGGGCCATCGGCGACGCCCAAATGTCATTCCACCAGCGCACCGTCAACGGATGCCACGCAACACCATCCGGCAGGTCTGGCGCCACCACATCATGATCCGCAGACAACGTAGCCCGCGTCGCAGACTTATTGCGACGAGCACGCACAGAAGGATCTTTAGGTACAGGTGGCATGACTTCCTCCCATTTCGGGAATCAACAAATGTTGGCGAAAACCGCAGGTCAGACCCCATTTCGGGGAAACCGCGAAACCCCCGGGTTCCGTACAGACCAAAATCTGCA